AGATTAAGCGGAACTTTTTCCCTTGCCTGTCATAGAGCCAAACAGGAACGCTCAAAAAATATTATACTAATATCCATAGAATCATAGAGAAAGACCTTGATAAGATTTATATATCTATCTTCATATATTCGACAAATAGACAATGTAATATAAATACTATTATATTACTATACCCCCATTAAAACTTTTTATTTTCTTTGAATTTTTTCAGAAACCCATTAAGTATACAACTCCCCCACTCACTCCAAATTACGACACGACCACTTTCTAATCCTCTCGATTCCTCTCTCGTAAACCCAATTTTCATCTCACTTTTTTATTAAAAATATTGTAGAAGGAGTACACCCCCATTTTAAACTTTTCTTCCTAATTTCCACCATACCACACAATACAAATCCATACCCCTAATAAAACCAAAATAAAAAAGGTAGTCATAAGACCACCCCTTTCTCTAATTATACTATATAAATACTACCGTTATTTAAACTATATAATAAATTATCCTTACTTGTTTCAGTATATCTCAATTCTCCATTAGATAAAGATTTCCAAATTACATGATAAATGCTATCAGTTTTTGCAATACACAATACATCGTCATTTTCAAATCCATTAACAACTTTATATGTAAATTGTTTAGGTAAATCAGTAAATATTGGCTTCTCTTCAACTGCTAAATATCCAACATAATCACCATTATCATCTAAATTATCAACTGCCCATTCATCTACTTTATCAAACTGAACTCTATCAATTTGACAGAACGCACAATCATCTTCTCCACAACAAACATCTTCACTATAAGATACAGGACTAAATCTATCCTCTAATTCACCTAATCTACTTTCAATTCCAACTATTCTGTCAAGGCAACCTTCAAACTCATCATTCACATCATCAACATTCTCATTAATTTCCCAAACAAGAGTTTCAAAATCATCTTTTGAAGCAAATGCATCATCAAGTTCTTCAATTGTAATACTTAAATCAACTAAATCTTCTTGAACCATATCCATTCCTGCTTCAAACTTTTCATCAACTACTTCAATACGATTCTTCAAATTACCTAATCTATAATCAACATTCTCAAAATTTTCATCAAGATTCTCTAAAATTTCAAGTAAAGCATTAGTTAATCCTTCAAATCCATTATAAGCAATGCCAAACTTTTCATCAATATCATCAGTTAAAGCATTACTCCATTTCATAATTGATTCAACTTTACCCTCTAATTCATTAATCTTATCCCATTGTCTACCTGTTGCATCAACTACTTCTTGTAAAAGATATTCATTAAAATTAAATCCACTCTTTTTAGATAACTCTTTTCCTAAAATTTCATACATACGTTTAGGGAATTCTCTCTCTACTTCATCTTCTAATTCCCAAATTCTTTCTCTTAACTTCTTATTGTCATCAATTAAATTTTGAACTACACCTTCCAAGTTCTCAATTCTACTTCCATACCCAAACATTAAATCATCTCCCATCCATTTTGTAGGTAACTGCTTATAATATTCTCTTCACTCATATATCCCATATCAACCTTAGTTTGCATTTCAACTAAACCATATTTATTTTCATGATTATCCCACATCACACTAATTGTATAGTATTTTACTGCCTCATTATCATCTTTAAAGTATTTCATTTTAAAGTTATTAGGTAATTTTCCCCAATCTTTACTATGAGCATCAACTTCAACAACTTGTACATTTTCAAGTTGTGACTTTTTTAATTCTTGTAACTCATCTTCTAACTCATTAATTCGTTCAATTAGAATATCTATACCCCAATTTAAACTATCAACCTTATGACCTAAATTGCTTACTCTTTCTTCTAATTTCTTTACTTTGCCAAAACCAAACATTATCATTCTCTCCTTTTATAAAAATAAGGGAAGGATTCTACAAAATCCAATCCCTTTGTGTAAACTATCTGCATATTTTATTATATTATTATTTATTACATTTATCAAAAAATTTTCAAATTTTTTCAACTTTTGTTACATTTGTACCAATCCATCTTAAATAACGCTTTCCTCTAGGACATATTCCAATGTATGCAAGATATTGTTCATCCCAAATAATTGTCAATTCCAATTTAAGATTATTTGAATAAACCGTATCACCTTTATAAATTTCTTTACCATTCATGTCATGACCAATTACAAATAACAATTCAACATTATTTAAATCAGTAAATACCCATTCCTCATGACCATATAAATCAATCTCACTACTTGGTACACGAATTTGTTCCACATCATAGACTAACCCTTTATATCTCGCTTTCATCAAATCATCTCCTATTCAAATGTATATCCATAATATTCTTGTAATTCTTTGATTCGTTGTGCATACAATCTACTAAAATATAATTCATAATAACCTTCATCAAATGTAGTATTAATTTTCATGAATGAACCATTGTTTAAGAATTCATCTTCTTTCTTTTTATGTTCATTATATACATACTGATTACGCTTCTCATGATATTCTGCTTTATTTTCATTAATAAATAATTGTTCATCCTGTTTGAATTTTTCAATTGCTTCCTTATTATATTTTTCAAGATAGCGGATAATTTTCTTTTTAGTTGCTTTAAGGATGATTACATGTCGTTTATAAAAATACTCCAATTCCAAAACTTGACCATTTACATCTTCAAATTGTAAAAGTTTCTCTTTCCACTCTTTATGATAGTCTTTTGTTTTTTGTGAATATCGAAATTGATTTAAATACCAATCATTTACTTCATGTTTTTCCATTACTCTCTCTTGCTCTTGTAAAATACGGTTCACAACTGACTCATGAAGATTAATGATTTCGCTTGTACCTTTTACATGACCTTTAAATACAGGATAATATTCAATAATACCTGCTTTAGCCATTCGATTCAAAGTACCTGCTAATTGACCTTTTAATTCTTTGAACCCATATAAATAATCATTAATAATTCTTTCTTCTCCTTCTTGAATGATATTGTTATTTATCAATTCTTCTACACATTGTATTTTTCTGTATTCATTATGATTAGCAGGTAGTAAATCATACATCTTGGGAGTGATAAGACCAAAATCTAAGCACCATTTATTTAATGATTGTGCTAATTCAGTAAATAATTCTTGAGCCAATACTGATACAACCATAATATCCATATTTTTAGTATACATTCCACTCCATTTACCATTTGAAATACGGTTATCTACTCTCATACCAACTGTTTTCTTTTTACCTTCCAATTTGAAAGAGTATGACCTTCCATCTTTTATTTTCTCAACTACATCAAAATTTTGTTCTAATGTTTTGATTAATGCGTTTTCAATTTCCTTACTCTTAAACCTGCCATATTTCTCAAAATGTTCTTTACATTTCTCTGAACCATATGACTCAACTGCTTCTTGTTTTGTTAAAATCATCTTCTTAAAACTCCTTTATTTATAATATTATTTTTTAAACCGCAAGGTAATCACCCTCTATATTATTATAATTATATATACAAGGTAATCTCCTTGCGGTTCGTTTTGTATGGATTAATTACTACTTATTTTATCATTATTTATTACATTTGTCAAGTAGGTAACTGTCGTTACTATCTCGGAATCGCTAACGCTCTCCCTCGTTTCTTCGTTGCTACGCAACTCGAATGAACTATCACTCTCTTCTCTTATACTTGTCTCTATGCTCTTATTTTACTCTCTAGGTAGTGTATTCCTAAGGGGTGGCTATATTGGTATTCTAAAGGGGTATCGCCTTTCTATGAGCCTTACAGACCCCAATAAGAAAGAGTGAGGTGTAATAACCCCCACTCTACCATGTACTAACTAATATATGTCATTTGAACATCATCAACAGACTCGCTACTTTGAAGTTTTTGAAAAATCATTTCTAAACCTTCATCTGTTAGCATGATTTCACCCTTATGATACCCAATTAATACGTTTCGGAAAAATTCTAACTCATCAGATAACTTTACTTCTTTAACTGCTTCATGCTTTCCAACAAACTCAAATTTTGTTACTCGTTTATTTTTTATTAATCCCAACATCTCTCAACACTCTCCCTATGTTGTTTTTCTTGTTGCTAAGTGTTTATCACTTATAGTATAGTATATTGCGATTTTCCTACTTTAGAACTTATTTTTTTAATTTTTGAACAATATTTTTATCATAATCATCAAGCAATACATCATAATAATTGAGGTAATCCTTAAATCCATCTGATACAGTGACTTTATTCTGCTCATCAATTCCTTGTTTCATATCAATTAATCCAAAGTGCATCATCTTTAAGTCATAGCGAATATCATTATCATCTGCCATTACTTGTAAATCCGCAATAATAGTCGTTACTTCATTTATTTCTGACAAAACTATGTTTTTTGACTCTACATCATCTCTAAAATTTTCCATAGAATCAATTAAAACTGATACATCACCAAACATTTTTTTATTTATTTCAAGTAGTGATTGTAATTTTTCTTGATAATTTTTCGCTTCTTCTATTTGTAATGATTGAATATTTGTATCAACATTACTATTTGTTGTGGTTGATGATTTTCCACATCCAACTAATCCTATACTCAACAGAGTAGCCCCAATTAACACTTTTATAGTATTTTTCATAAAATTCTCTCCCAAATTAGTAAAATTTTCGTTTTTTTAATATTTTATCCAAAAAATACCGAAAATATACCTATTTTGACCACTTTTTGTTCGTTTTTTACCATTTTTTATAAAAAAAATTCACTTTTGACTTGATAGAATAGTCAAAAAATAATATAATAATAAGTGAGGATATCGGAAAATCCTCACCATAATCATATTATCACTCTCCTCGAAATTAAACAGAAAAAAGGACATCAATTAAGATGTCCTTTTTTCTGTTGATTATTATTGATTTTTTAATATATTTAGTATTTGCATTTTTAATTTAAATCCACCTTGCTCAATTGCCTTTACTAATTCTTCTTGAGTAGCATTTTCAATCAGTGAAAAGTCAACTTCCGCACCAATTAATAAACTTGGCATACTATCTAACTCACTTTTATCTTTTTGGTAGTTAGTTAGAGTTGTATTTACATCTCGGTGATTTCCTTGTCTCTGCATTGCTTTAATATCACCATTTGTAATAACCTTAACTGCTTCAATACCTGCTTTTTTGAAACTGTGGAAGGTAATATTGCGACTACTCCAACCTAATTCAACTAATGCACTATCAATCATACGTTTTACATTCACACCATTCTTCATGTGCGGAAATACTAACTCATTATCACCCAATGTTTTCTTATATTCCATCAAGCTATCATATAGGTCTTGGCGAATTGACTTTTCATCCCATATATTGCCTTTTCCCAACACACGAATATAATTCACTCCACTATCTGTCTTTTTGAAATCACCCCATTTTAATGTTAATAATGAGGCTAAGCGAAAACTAGTTACAATTGCTAACTGAATGAATAAATATTTCTCTAATCCATTGTTTTGATTTCTAACTGCACATGCAAGTGTCATAGCCTCATCAAAATCTAATACCTCATACATTTCAGAGTCATAATGATTGTTGTTGATATCTAAATCGAACAAATCCATGTCAATTGTAAATTTATTTTTCTTCAAATACTCAAAATATCCTTTTACTGCATTGTATCTAGTTGCTACTGTTTTAGATTTTAGTTCTTTTTGAATCTTAACAAAATAGTCGGTCATTTCTTTAAATGTAAACTGAAAATCTTGAATTGTTAAAGCATCAACTTTTTTACTTCTTGTTTCTTTGAAAAATACATTGATTTGAGAAGCATAAGTTTTTCTAGTGTTAATACTATCTTTTCCTACATAATCTAAGTAACTTTGTAAGTAATCATAAAGTTCATTTTGTTTATCTACTACCAGTTTAATAACGTTTGTCATGTTAATCTCTCCCTTATCTCTTAATATATATTTATTATATTACATTAAAAGTGAATTGTCAAGTGTTTCCATAAATAAAATTTAAAAAAACAGTTTACAACTGATAACATATAACATATACTATAAGTACAAGGTTGCTAACCTTAATCAACATCTCTCTCATGTAATACCATTAATCAATTTTCCTTACTTGACGAAAATGGCTAGGTCATATAATGACTTAGCCATTTTTCATATTGTTCAAATTCTAATACATATGCCGATAATTGCAATTTACTAAAAAGACTTTGTAAGTATTTTATCCGTTTTCTATCTAAAGTAACAAAGACAATTGTTGGAAATCCTATTCTTGCAAACCACTTGTCTTTCCACAAACCGCTAATTTTATATGTGTGATATTTCTCAATCTTTTCTTTAAGTGTTGGAAATTGTGTTGCATAACGAAAGTCCTCGTTCCCCGTATCAAATTCTACAAAGTATAGCATTGGTTTATTCTTATTATTGATTAGCGTTATGACATCTGATATAAGTGTGACATTACCTTTATTAGTAGGAATAACTACTCGATTTACTTCTTCTAAATCCCATCTGATTAGTTCTGCTCCCACCTCAAAACATTTTTTCAAAGTGATTATTTCTAATTCATTAACTTTTTGAATATGTTTCCAATTACTAGGTAATACTGTAAATAGGTTGTGATTTTTAACATTCTCCCTTTTTACAAATCTCGGCTTGAATGGTACATCTAAAAGGATAGCACCTGCTCTATCTAGTGAATAAATTGCAGGTGCATTTCCTGTACCATACTCCATTTCCTCATGGCATTTATCAAGACAATGCTTGAGATAAAGTTTAGATAATGACTTGTTTAATACTCTAGTTGATGATTTCAAATTACGATATTCTTCTATTATATACTCCAAGTGTTCACGACTAACTAACTTACGATAATTCACCTCTTTCAAAATCTTCATTTCTCTTTCAGTTATATTCTTACAATGAAGGTCTACCCAATCCAATGTTATTTTCTTTTCTTGCGGTCTTTCGTACCATCCTCTTTTAAGTTTTCCCAATCTACATCACCCTTATCATCTGCAACATCAACTGTATTAGATTGGATTGAATCAATAATCATACTCTCAATTCGTGCAAGATTCTCTTCTCGAACTTCGGCTTTAACTCTACCATATGGAGAAGCATACGTTGACAAATCGTTAGAATCCCAATTTCCATGCAATGCAAAATTCTTATCTGCCTCTTGAATCATTTTTGCTTTAAATACATTTGTTCTATTTGCCCATCTAATAGAGAAGATGCCACACCATTTTTCATTCATTAATCCATTAAAATCTTCTAATGTCATTGGATGTAAGAAATTCTCCAAACTCTTAAATGTATCATCTCCACCTTTTAATAGAATGATGTTTGCACCATTATCCATAATAGATTCTTTAATATCTCCCTCAATTCCTCTACCTGCTTTAGATAAGCTAGACCAACCATGCAATGTAAATAGATATCTTAAACTATATTTTCTAGGTTCTTTGAATAAGTCAATGAATAGTTTGGCTACACAAGGAATGTCGATGATTTGGTGAATCTCATCTACTACAACTAATGTTTCGGGTCTGTATTCACGACCTTTAAAACCAACTTCACGACTTAATCCAACATTCCAAACTTTCATAAAGTAATGTGCAAATAGGAAACGTCTGTGATTTTGAGATAATGTATTACCTTTTGGAATATGGATAAGAATTAGGTAAGCACCACCTTCATCTCCATCCATAGCCTTTCTAAAGTTTAATTTAACAGTACCATCTTCATTACGAATTGGTTTTTGAGCAATATTATCCCATAATTTAGCATCTCTTTCTAATTGTACAAAACGATTTTGGATAGTATTAATAATAACATTTACTGCATTTCCTTCGGTAGCCATTCTATTAAATGTTTCAATTTCAATAACTAATCTTCTTGAATTTGGAATCTCTCTAAGTCTCTCTAATACTTCCATTCTAAAACTTGGTTCGGTTAAAATACGGATAGCTTCTGCATATCCATAATCTTTATCAACTGTATGAGCAACTTGTAAAGAAGTAACAAACCATCTATCTACATTTATTGATTTGTCTGTTTGTAAGATTTGACCAACTAGATTAGCTTCCATTTCCGCAAGTGTATATGCAAAATCCTCATCTTTCATTATCTCACTATTGTATTCTTGTAAATCTGCATTATTTACTGCAATTGGATTATTAATATTTAAATGGTTTAACACAATTACTCTATCTCTTCTTCTTTGTGGAACATGATTATAGATATTCTTAATCATACTTCCATCTGCAACATCAAATACAACAACTGACTTAGAGCGTTTTTTCCATTCTTCATCATCTTCAATATGGCAACCGAAAGTATAGAGTATCTGATTTTCAGATATTGATGTTTTACCACTTCCCATTTGACCTATAAGAATAGTAGGATTACATCTATCATCTAATCTAGTTTTATCTGCTACATATCTACCATCTTGAGTCCACCATGAACGACTATATCCACCTAGATACATAGTTCGTTTTTCTTTATCTAATGTTGTTGCAAAAGGAATAGCATCATTTGAACTGTCAAAGAAATCTCCTTCAATTTCAGTACGTGTAAAGTTGTCTTGGTCAATCAGTTTACTAAATTCCTTTAATGTTTTCTTGCTAGGAATGTTTACTATTTGTTCCATCTCCTTTTCAAAGAAAATATTATGGTTGGTGAACGGTCTTGTTTTATTATGTTCAATTCTGTTAAGGATTGCTTTAACACCTTTCTCTGATTTGTGAATTTTATAGACAAATTTATTATCACCATCTAATTGATTAAAACAAGAACCTACTGATTTGACAATATGTTGTGATTTTGATTTACTTTCACTTTCTGCAACTGCGGTAATATTCACATTATATCCATTTGAATTTTCATAAATTTTTTCTTTACTATAATTCAATGTAAAAGGCTCTTTTTCCTCTTTTTTCTTATCTTCTTTATCCAATCCAACTAAATCATCAATTAATGTCAATGCTTCATCTAATATAAGGTTAAAGAAATCCATTGTTTTACCTACAATACCATCAAAGCTAAGTCCATCTTCTCTACTAGGTGTACCACCCCTCTTAAAGATATCTAATTTCTTCTTGGCTTTCCCTTTCCACCTAGAATCAATTGGTTCAATTGCAAAATTAACAATTAACTTTTCATCATCCTTTAGCGTAGAACAAAGAGAGGCTAGTGAAGGATATAATTCATTCTTTTTATCTTGTTTAATACCTAGAGCATAATGGTGTTTTAACATTACTTCAATTGCACTAGCTTTTTTAGTATCTATATTAATATATTCTTCTTCAACCTTTGTTATGTCTACTTGCCCCCAATCAGACTTGATTGCATTGGTAAAATTTTTAGCATATCGTTTAGGAACTGTCAAGTAAAACTTCATGACACCTTTTACACATACAATTTTATAACAAATTAAATCACTTAGTTTAATAGTAACTCCATGCTTATTAAATCGAACTCGTTCGGGAAGGTAGAATTTTTGGAATGTTGATTGGATAGCATTGATGATAGTTCTTGAGGTAAAATCATTATCAGAATCTTCATTTAGGCGACCTCTACCACCTCTTTCACCATAATATCCTAAATAATTACTTTCACTAGGCTTATTATTTGGAGTGATACAATATGTTACTAATGGCTCACGATACAAATTCATAAAAGCCTTTATGGAATATTTCTTCTCTTTAAGTTTAGGTAATGAGAAATCCATGATATCACTCCTTCGCCCATTTTTCTGATTCTACTGAATGTTTATAATCATTTACATAAGTTTTACCAATTGCAATTGCATAACAACCTACAATACTATAACCAACAATTTTTACAACCTTATAAGCACTTAAAAATTTAGCTAGAATAACAAGACCTGTCACTATAACCCTCTCCTTTTACATGTTTAGTATTCTTCTAGTGATTTCAGTTAAAGCGTAAACAAACCATAATGGAAGAATAAATTTAGTAGACTTATTTTTTCCTATAATAATAGTTGCAAACATCAAGATAATAGCAGGGAATAAAAAGAACACTTCGTTACAATCTAAGAATCCTTTTGTAATCCAGTATGATAACCAATCCCAACCTGCCAATAATTTATGACCACACCATGACCAAAAATGTTCTCCTGTACATGCATACCATAATCCCTCATGTTTAATATCTTTTATAAAAGTGGCAATGATAGTAAATGGATTATTACTATCATTGCTTTCTACCATTTTTTGAACTACTTGCGGTTTTTTATTTAGCATTTTTGACAAGTATTCCAAGTCTTTAAAAGTATATTTTGGTTGATACTCAATTATTCCACTTATACTACTATCCATAACATTATTATGAACTATTGATGTTGCATGTTGAATACCTTGTTTGAATTGTTCAACACTCAAATAATCTCCATTTAATTTTTGAATTATTTCAGAAGCAAAGCCATGTGCATGACCAATATAGTCACCTTGATGAACAAAATCTCCTACCTTCACATTTGGAAGGTCAATATTGTCAACTATTAATCTACTCCCATCTGATAATTTAAGAGTGATATCATATGAATTTGATAGATGATGATTGGTAATACTTTGAACAATTCCATCTAATGATGAATGAATGTCTACTGATGATTGTAATGGAAGATTATTTGAACTTTGAATCTGATTATATGTGTTTACGACATATTGACTCACCCCATTTACTTTAACTAACATTGTAAACACCTCTCTTATGGATTTGATGTTGGTGGAACAGTACCATTGATAGTTGGAGTTGCAGGACTATCATGCATTAAATTGTGATACATATTTTCTCCAATTCCACCAATTAATTGTACAAAATATGGAGTCAAGGCGAACAAGATATACCATTTTCCGTATTTTATAATAGAAGAAAATCCACCTGCTCCATCATCACCTCTACCACCTCTACGTTCACTATAAAAATCTTTACATATCATAATTATGCAATACACTTTAGCAACATCTAGCATTAGTGGAAATATATGTTGCATAAAAGGTTCAAAGAATGTGAAACTCATAGTTGGTGCAAATCCCCAACTTCTAAAAACTTTATTAACCTTCCCTTCTACAATATCTAACCCATCTCTTACTTTATCTAATTGTTGAAAAACAAATCCTTTAAATTTACTTGAATTTTCTGACAATTTAACAATATGGTTCTCATAGCTTTCTACAATATTGGTTTTGCATTCTTGCATTTTTCCATTAATCAACTTAAAACGTAAAGTTGAATTTGCCATTTTCGACTCACCTCTTATTAGTAATAAGTTTGCAAAAAGTTTTTTCTCATCAAATCCTTTCATATCAATGCTATTTCGACTATTTGGACATTCTAAATAATTATATTTGGAATAGTCATTTGGAATATTATTTGTTAGACTTCAATGATTTTTTTAACATTAAATGACCAAGTACTATGTTAATAACCATTCTAGAGACTATGATGAGAGCGATTGTTGGTATAGTTCCCATTGTCGTTCACCTCTCATTTAAAAGTAGTTTAAAACTTACTTGCTTAATAGATGATATGTTTAAAACTTCTTTTATATTCCATTTATTTTTTTATTTTTTTTATTCTTCATTGAATTGCAACCAACTATTTAAATCAATATCTGTTTCGGTTTCTTCTATATTAATAGAAGAAACCTTATTATTGGATTGAATATTTCCATTTGATAGTTTAATAGCTAATAATTCTTTTACAAGACTACTAAATGAAACTGAATGTTCAAGAGCGAATTTTAGTAATTCCATTTGTCTAGGACATTCTTTATTGAAAGCACATGCTTGAGTGATATATCGACCTTTAGTTTCTGACATTAATCGTTGGATTTTTTCATCTGCGGTTTTCTTAGTCATGAGAAAATACCTTCTTTCCAAAGAGGTACATCCCTTCTACATTTGATGTTTGTGGATTATTTATTACAGATGTATTTTTAAAGAATTGTTTGAATTTTGAGTAAAATCCAATACTATTAGCACCACCACCTAAAAGTACTACGACATCATTTTCATTCCACATTGATAAGAGTGTTCCTGCTATATATTCTGCTAGGTTTTCTGCATCATTTGTTGATTGGATATTTTTAGCATCAAATCCTGCTTTTTCAAAAGTACCGCTTTCCTTATTTAAGAAGTAACTCTTTCCTTCTTTATTAATAGTAGTAATGTAATTGATTGTTCTTGAGCCGATATCTACCCAACGTACTTTCCCTTTAAATGGATGAATGAAAAATCCACATGTTCCTTCTGCACTCACTACAACATCTTTAATCTTAACAACTTTTCGCAAACCATTTACAACAATTTCCTTTTCTCCAATCAATCTTTGCTTAATTCCCATTACCTCATCTTGATTGAAATTATGAACAGGTACACAAGTTACAACATAGTTCTCATCATATCCGTATTGGTGACATGCAATTAAGATAGATAAGTCAAAGAAAGTGTGTTGTTTAGATGTAGTAAACATTTTTAATTGATAATCTGCTTCATCTGAAAAATCGGAACAAGCATATTTCCTACCTTCAAACTCTACAATATAATCATGCTTACCCAAACTTCTTGTTAAATTTAATTGATTAGATAGGACACCTTTACTACTTGGGAATACATCTAATACATCTTTTGTTTTTACTTTTGTATATTGACCACCATTGTCTACCACTACCAAACCTTTATCCAATTCCACCACTCCTTTGTTTTAAACTATGTTAAAAGATACTACCGAAAATACAGAAATATTCCTATTTATTTAAAATAAATTTTAAATTTACTTGAAATAAAATGAAAAGATAATATATATAATAGAAGAAAGAGATTCATAAACGATAAAAAATTTCTTAAAAAAATCTATTGATAGTACTTGACAAGTGTAAGAAATAATTGTATAATGAAAATATAAATAAGTGAGAAAATTACGGAAAAATAAGGAGAGATGATTAATGGAGATTAGAATTTATCCAAAAAGAGAGATGTTTTATAGTGCAGACAGTATGTTTGGTATTTATGCGGTTGAGGTTCATAAAGATGATGTAAATAAAGTTCAATTAAACAGATATGGAAATATTTCATTAAAAGGTAATATGCAAAGACTTACAATTGATGGTGAATATTTCGCAACTGTTGAAATGTATGAAGATTCTAAATGGGGAAATGGATATATTGCACATGCAGTTCGTCAAGATTTACCAACTGATATTGGTGAACAAGAAGAATACATTAAACAGATGGTAACAGAAAAACAGTTTGAATCAATTATGGAAATTTACAAAGGGCAAGACATTCTTCAATTAATTAGAGACAATGTATTCGACTATACCAAAATAAAAGGTATGGGAGAAAAAGTATATAATGGAATAAAAAATAAATTAATTGGGAATGAAGGTATTCAAGAATTATTAGCATGGTTAGGCAAATATGGTGTTAAATATAATACAATTGCCAAGATTGTTGAAAGCTTTCAAAGTCCCGAACTTGCAAAACAAATGATTGAAGAAAATCCATATTTACTTGCACAACATGTTAATGGAATTGGATTTTTAAAAGCAGATGAAATTGCTTTAAAAATTGGTGTTAAAAAAGATAGTCCACATAGAATTAAATCATGCATTATTCACGCAATTAAAGAAGAAAATCAAAGTGGTCATTCATATGTTGTAATGGGTGAATTGATTGAAAAATGTCAAGATTATCTTGAATTACCAAACAGTCTGATTACTGATAACTTAATGGATGAAACATTTAAAGATGTAACGATTATTGGTAACAGAGTGACACTAACATACATTTATATGACAGAACAATATGTATCCGAACGTTTAATTGAATTAAATGAATATAGACCACCTGTTGAAGATTTAATAGAAGAAACAGAATCAGTTGAAGTTGAAGAAGTAAAGGAAAAAATTGAACTTGAAGAAATCAAACCATTTGATGTAGAAGAGTTTTTAAATAGATATTGCACAACAAATGAAATTACATTAACTGATGAACAAAGAAGTTTCTTCTTCAAATTCATGGAACACAATATTTTATTCCTAGTTGCTAATGCAGGTAGTGGTAAATCATTCTTACAAAAAATTTTAGTAGCTATGCTTAGAGAAATGAGATTGAGTTTTAGATTGACTGCCCCAACTGGAAAAGCATCAAAATTACTTTCTAGTTATGTTGGATATCCTGCTAGTACTTTACACCGAGCATTAGGTATTTTTAGTGCAGATGAATTTGACATTGATTCGGCATTAACAGAAGATGTATTTATTGTAGATGAGTGTTCTATGATGGATATTTTCTTAGCTAAAAAACTTCTTCAAGCAGTTTCATTAGGTTCAAAAATCGTATTTATTGGTGACGATTTCCAATTACCATCTGTTCAAGTAGGGAATTTCTTATACGATTGCATTAACTCATATGCACTACCTGTTGTGAGATTAACTAAGGTATTCCGACAATCAGAAGGCGGAGTTTTAGATGTTGCTACAAAAATTCGTAAAGGTGAAAAATTCCTAGATAGTCTTGAGACAGGCAAAAAGAAATTTGGTAAAGATATGATTATTCATCTAACAGAACAAGACCATATGGTTGATGGATATAAGTTTTACTATAAAGAATTATTAAAACAATTTGACAAAGATGATATTATCATTCTTTCACCGACTAAGAAAGGATTACTTGGTACAAAAGAAGTAAATAAAGAAATTCAGAAAATAATTAATCCTAAAAGTGATAGTAAAAAGGAATATACTTACGGAGATATAATTTTCCGAGTAGGAGATTTAGTAATGAATACATCTAATGCCTATGGTATTGAAACAATTGAAGGGTTTGAAGTAAATTTATTCAATGGTGAAATGGGTAAAGTAGTTGACATTGACCTAAAATCGAAAAAGGTTATGATTGACTTTAGTGATGTAGGTATTATTCCAACTCCTGTTGATTACTTAAAAAATATCATACACTCTTATTGCGTAACAATTCACAAAATGCAAGGTTCAAGCTATCCTGTTGTGTTAATGTTAAGTGATAAAGCACATAAATTCCAATTGAATGCAAACTTATTATATACAGGTTTAACAAGAACAAGCAAATATGCAGTAATGCTTTCACAAGCAGAAACAATTAACTTTGGCGGTAAGAAATTTGCTAATATGTCAAGAAAAAGTTTCTTAGGTGAAATGCTCACAGAATTACACTCTGATATGAATGAAAAAGAATTAGCTTAATTGCTAATTCTTTTTTTATTACAAAAAATTTAATAAATTTTTAAAATAATTTGATAAATGTAATAAATAATAATATAATAGTATATGAAGATAGTAATTAAATTTGAAAGGAGTGATTCACAATAGGCAGTGTTAGTGTTGATACAAGAAAAAATGAAAGACCATTTGAACAACTCACATTATCAGACCATGATGTAATTAAATATCTAATATTGTATCGTGATAAAATAGATACTTCGTATCAAATTGAAACAAACACATTTTATTATGAAGCAGGTGATTCCTTCAAATTTAATGTTGAGGTAATGACATTATACATAGATTTAGATAATTTAATTAAAGAGTGTAGTTTTACAAATCGTCAAAAAACTTTACTAGAATATTTTTTTAATGGATATTCAATATCGGATATCAATAGAGAAACGGGAATAAGTCGCTCATCCGTATCAAAATCACTTGATATTATAACGGATAAAATAGTAAGTAAGAACAATCAGAAATGGTCGTCATTTACAAAAAAATATTTAAAAAGTGTACAAACATAAGACATAATTGATAAATAAAATGAAAGGAAGTTTATATGTGAAAATCTACTTGCCAACAGGACAGAAAGTAGATATAGACAATTCATTATCTCTAGAAGATAAGATGGAAGTAGTTGATTCCTTAATAAGAGAACATGAAGAATATATCATAGAAAATTGGGATAACAAGTTTGTAAAATTTTTCTTAGAGAATTTAGCTAATTACTTGGTGTGGCATAAAATGGAAGCCAAGAACAAAGAAGATAAAGAAATTCTATCCATGAAAAAACTTGAAAAGATGAATCGTGGTGGTGGAATGATTAATTTTAGCCAACTAGGTGAATCGGATAGAGAAAGATTAGGACTTGTAAGTGTAAGTTCAAGTAAAAATGCACATGATAATTTTAATTAATAACTACTAAAATAGTAGTTTATAAAAATAAAAAATAAAAGAAAAAAAGGGGAATATTTAAAATGAATACAGAGGCATTAGCAAAAGCAGTTAAGGAAGCATTAAAAGAAAATGGTATTGAATTTAACCAAAAAGAAGCACGATTAGTTCTTGACACAGTAGTAGAACAAATTGTAGAAGGTACAAAAGAACATGGTAAGGTAAAGGTTGCAGGATTAGGTGATTTCTCAACTAAAGCAGTTGCAGAAAAAAATGGTCGCAATCCACGAACAGGTGAAACAGTAGTAGTACCTGCTCACAACAAATTAGTAGTTAAACCTGCTAAATCATTTAAAGAAACTGTACGATAAAATAGAAGTTTTATCAAATAAGCGACCTCAAGTAAGTCGCCATAAAAGGCTTGAAAAGTCATAATAAAGTGACCTCCTTCTCAAATAGCTATCAACTTCTACCTCCGAGTTGGTAGCTATTTTACTATAATTGATAATGTCAAAGTGGTGTAAGTAACATGACGTAGATGTAGGTGCGAGTCCTACCTTTGACCACCAAATATAAAGGGGTTTTTGAGATATGAATAGATATCTTGTTGATACTAATTTTTTACTAGATAGTTCAAAAGAAATTTTAAATTATCCTGTTGTAATTGTAAGTCACACTTTACGTGAAGTAGAAAAACTTGAAACTAAAAAAACGGACAAGCAGTTACAGTATCAAATTAGACAACTTAAAAGAGTATTAGAAGAACATAGTGATTTACTTTATTTTGATTTAAAAGATTATAAATGTAATCTTGGAGATGATTTTGATAGTCAATATGTTGATAATATATTAATTCAAGTTTGTTTGGATAATAATTATGGATTAATAACTAATGATATACTCTTAAAACAAAAAGCCAAGTTATACAATATTGAAATCCTAGATGTTGTAAAAAATGAAGAATTAGAATATACAGGATATAAAATTGTAAACTTAAATCATCAAGAGATGGCAGATTTTTATCAAAACCTTAATAAAAATAAATTCAATCTATTAATTAACCAATATATCATTATAAAAAATGAAGATGGTGAAACAGTAGACAAATTAAAATGGGATGGAAATTCTCATAAAAAATTAGTTCATGGAAAAGGCAAATTCTTAAAACCACAAAATGAACTACAAGAATTATCAATTGATTTGTTGATGGACACTACAACACCAATCAAATTTATTGTTGGTACAATGGGTAGTGGTAAAACTTATTTAGCAACAAAATCCTCTTTATATCATGTTCTTGAAAGAGGTAATCAAAGCAAGATAATGGTAGTTAGAAACCCACTAGGCAGTGGAGAGAGTATCGGATGGCTTAAAGGAACAAAAGAAGATAAGACTGCCGACTTTTTCAAACCATTTGTCCAACATTTAGAAGGTGGAGAACAAGAAGCAATTTTCTTAGAGCAAAGAGGAATCTTAACAAAAGAAATTCCTTATTTTATGAAAGGTCTTAGTATAGAAGATACTTTTATGATTGTTGATGAAGCAGAAGATTTAGACTCAAAATTAATCAAGTTAATAGGTACGAGATTGGGTCAAAATTCTTGTGCAGTATTTAGTGGAGATTACAAACAAGCAGAAGATAAGTTTATTTTAAACAATGGACTATTAAAAGCAATTGATAGTTTAAAAGGGAATAAACTCGTTGGAGTAGTTTTTCTAGAAGAAGATATTCGTTCAGAAGCTAGTAAATTGTTTGCAGAAATGGAATAACAAATATAATAAATAATTATATAATACAAAGTAGGGATAGAAAGGAAGTCATGAGCCTTTCGACAAGCGAAACCAACTCACGCTTCCCTACTTTTTATTTATGAGTTGGAGAAAGAGTTGGTTTAAAGTGAGAGGAAAAAGAAATAGTAAAGAAAAATCAGATTTAGTTAGGAAAGAGGTAGAATCAATAGGATATATTTTGCTTAATGAATATGTTGATGATAAGACTAAATTACTAGTCATATGTCCTAGTGGTCACGAAAGAAATTGTACATTTAGAGACTTGAAAAAATATAATTGCAAAGGTTGTGTTAATTCACAAAAATTGCAAGAACTGATATGTAAAGTAGAGAATCTAGGTTATGAATTTATAAAATATCCTAAAGATGCTAGAAGTATTGCAACTGCATATTGTAAAAAAGGACACATAAGAGAAACAAAGATTCATAATTTTATAAACTTTGGTTGTCAAGAGTGTACAGGAAAAAATGTTCCAAAAAATATAGAAATATGCAAAGAAGTTTTTGAAAGTAGAGGTTTCCAACTTTTAGAAACAGAGTATATAAATTGTAAAATTCCAATGAAATATATATGTTCTTGTGGAGAGTATAAAGAGAGTACTTTTGATGCTATATTCCATTCAGAGACAGATAGTTGCACCAAATGTAAGGGTAAAAAGTTGAAAGGTGAATTGTCTCCAAATTGGAAAGGTGGAATATCGTCTGAAAATTACCTACAAAGACGAAATGCACAATATAGAGAATGGAGAAGATTAGTTTTTGAAAGAGATGAATATACTTGTCAATGTTGCAAAGAAATTGGTGGAAATTTAAGAGGTCATCATATTTTAAATTTTTCTGATAATAAAGAATTAAGATATGATATTAACAATGGAATTACTCTTTGTGATAAATGCCATGATTTAGGAAATCAAAATTCATTTCATAATACATATGGTACTCACAACAATACATTAGAGCAATTAGAAGAGTTTTTAGGATATGAAATAGATTATGCAAAAAATTTACTAGATTGATAGTTTAGTAAATTTTTTTATTTATATTAAAAAGGAGTTGATTAAATGCAAGAGGTAAAAATATTTGGGATTAATTTTCTTTATAGTATTGACAACGTTATTGATAAGGTTGATATCCGTTTTGAATATCGAAATGAAGGAACTTATTTAGGTGGAAATATAATGGTTACAAAAGCAGAGTATGATGAAAATGAAGCAATAAATTTATTGCAACAATTAGTAATAACAAAAATACAAGCTATCTAAGGAAGGAGAATTTTAATGAAAGTTGGAGATAAAATTAATATTTTCATTGAAGGGCATCCGATTACTTCTATTATAGAAGAAGTTTTAGAAGATGGTAGAGTGATAGTAGTCCTTTCCGATGGTTCAAAAATTATTACAGAAAACTACAATACAGATACTAGATAAACATCTTAGTAGATTTTGCAACATAGACAATCTTTTATTTGATTTTAAAATTAAAAAAGGATGTGTTTATATTGGCAAATTATGTAAATTTAACATTAGATACAACTGCACCTACCAGTCCAACGGTAAGTATTGAGGCAGGTTCAACGTATGCAACACAACAATTGGTTAACTTAACAATTGGAACAAGTGATGGCACTACAACTGGATATCAAATGAAATTGTGGGGAGATATTGATACTGCTTACGATTCAAATGTTCAAGCAACAGAAGGGGCTTCAACTTGGATTACTTATTCAACTAGTAAACAAGTAAAAATTACCGCAGGTGATGGAGCAAAAACAGTTTATTTAAAAATTAGAGATGACGTTTGGAATGAATCGGCACAAGCTAGTGATGGTATTACTCTTAACACTGCAATTCCTGTTGTTACTGTTTCTGCAATTGATGTATCTAAAGTTTCTAAAGTAGCAGGTAAAACTACTGCAACATTTACATTTACAAGTGATGTATTGTTTACAGACTACAAAGTAAAAGTTGTTTCGGCAGTTGGTGGAGATAATACAACAGGAACTCAAATTCAAACAACAAATGGTTCATTAAATGTGGGTGGTACAGGTTCATTTGCTTCTGCAACCCCTATTACAGTTACAATTAAAGGTACAGATTTAGAAGTTGCAAGTGCAGGAGATGGAACTAAGATTATCAAAGTGTTTGTTAAAAATTCCGCAGGAACTTGGAGTGCATAATGGAGTAAAAGGAGATGGATATAAATGGCTAGTTGGCTAACATTAGAGTTAGATACGACACCACCAAATGTAGAAATATACTCACCAACATACCTAGCAAAAGATTCAACAAATCAAATCGAAATTGTAGCAGATGAAGTATTGGCTAAGAGTGGTCATAATATCTATACAGTAGATGCCAATAGAATAATAAGACCATTAAATTTAACATATGATAATAATAAATTATATGGAAATATTGATGTGTATGATTATCCTGTTGGACAACTATATATTTTTGCACAATTACTTGATGATGTTTTTAATACATCTATTTTATATTCAAAAACAGTAAATGTAGTTAATAACTTAGGTAAAATGAAATTGAATTTATCAACTGCAAATACATCAACGAATATATCATCTTTAGAAAATTTAGTCAATAGTTCAATTGCTACAAATGAACCTAAGATTTCAATTGAAAGCTAGGTGAAAAAATGTACTTTAAAAGTGGACAAACTATTAGATTGATTTGCGAATTTTCTGATTTTAACAATAATCCTATGAATCCACAATTAATTAAAGTAATTTTCTATAATAATAGATTTGAATCTTTCTATGAATCATCTGTTCATCCAATAGCGAATAAATTAAGTGAAGGAAAATTTTATTATGATTTCACTATTCCAAAAGATTATTCAACTATTTATTATGAATGGCATGGAGAAACGAATGGGTTTACTAGTTTAAATCGTGGAGAATTAAAGGTAAAATTTATATAAATAGGTAGGTAATTAATATGACAATTTATTTATCAATGAATGGCACAAGCGATTACTTACAATTACCATCTATGACCATAAAGAAAATTGTATTTGATGCCATTTTCCCTACTCAAGCAGATTTAAAAATGATTTTTGATGCAAGAAGTGGTATGAGTATTGGGTATGTTTATGCAAGGTCAGATGGAACGATAACTTCCGCAGGGGCTAACTTCGGAGTAACTGGATATGCTAGGGACACTAGAGTTACTGCAACATTTACTGCTCAAAATAACACAGATGTAAATGGTAATTTCACAGATAATGTAACGGTTTTCGCAAACAATACAGGCGGAGAAAATTTTAGAGGTAGTATCTATAGTATAAAATGCTATAACGCTAATAATACCTTAATCGCTTATTATGATATGAGTACTAGAACAGTACAAGATTTAAGTGGAAATGGTAATCACGCTACTCTAAATGGTGGTACTTGGATAGGTAATAATGTATTAGTATCTGATTCTTTTAATCGAGCAGATAACTTAACTACACTAGGAAATACAGACAATTTTGCAGGTGGAAAAGTTACAACATGGAAATACTTTGCAAACTCTGTATTTGGTATTCTAAATAACGGAGCAGTTCCTTATTCAGATTTAAACCCAAAGTCGAGCGTAGCTTATGTAGATACAGGTAAATCAGATGTGAAAATTACTGTTATAGCCGATAAAAGTTATGATTGGGTATATTTTTTATGTGCATTTCGTATTAATCCAACTGACAATTCATTTCTATTTTTGGATGGAGGCAGTGGAGGAAATATTGCGGTAAGATGGTATAACGGAACTAGCTACTCTGATTTATTGACGATTAGCAATAATTCTCCTATCGCAGGAGATATATTTCAAGTAGTAATGAAAGGCTCTACAATTGATGTTTACAGAAATGCCAATAAAATCGGTACAGTTACTACAATAAACAATCTTTATCAAACTAATCATGGTTTAGCTAATCAATCGGCTCAAGATGGTAGCTTATGGAAAGATATTATAATAGAAGATTCATCTCCTATACTTGTTTCTGATTCTTTCAATAGAGCAAATACTACTCTATCTGCAACAGGATTAGGTAGTACAGATACAGGACAAACTTGGGTACAAGTAAGACAGTCAAATGATGCAGTAGTTGGAATAAATAATAATACTGCAAAGATGACTGGCTCTGATGTCGGAGTAGTTGTAAATGCAGGAACAAATAATGTAATCGTAAAAACAACAGTATTAGACCCCACTGGAAATCCTCAACTAATATTTAGAGCAGATGAAAATGCAGGTAGAGATATTATTCCTCAAAATACTTATATGTTTGTAGAATACAATGGAACTTCTATTGCTATGTATAAGTTTAACGGAGGATGGACAAATATAGGTACTAATTATAATGTATCTTTGACGAGTAGTTTTGAATTAAGAGTGGAATTACAAGATACAAGTATAAAAGTCTATCTAAATAATACTCTAATCATAACTGCCACTGATTCATTTAATCAGTACAAAACATATTTTGGACTAGGTAGTGGAAATGATAACGGAGTATTTGATAACTTCATAGTAACTAGTACTGCGACTTGTTTAGTATCTGATTCATTCAATCGCTCTACTAACTCGACATCTCTAGAATTTACTGATAGTTCATTTACAGGAACAGAAAAAGTATGGCAGGTACTTCCTTCAAGTGGAGGTTCTATATATGGAGTGGATGCAAATGGTAGAGCGTATGCAAGTGTTACAAGCGGTACTAGAACAACCGCAGTAATAGATGCAGGTGTATCAGATGCAATAATAGAAGCTACATTTTACGGACTTGATGGAATAAATGAAAAGCCTAAACTTGCTCTTAGAACAGTAGATGCAAATAACTCGATTTATCTAGCGATTACTACAGGTTCGAATAAAAGTTGGCTAGAATTACTGTACTATAATGCAGGAGCATATAACTCCGTATGGACTTCTGTAAATGCAGGATATTGGGTATCTAATGGAGATACAGTAAAAGTATCAGTTATTGGCTCATCCTATACAGTCTTTATTAACGAAATTCAAATTGATGTTCCACAAACTATTACATTCAATCAAAATGCTACAAAATTTGGGATAAACTCTTACAATTATCCTAATAGCAGATTTGATAATTTTAAAGTAAAAGCTATTTCTAGCTATCCTGTATGTACAATTATTTCAACATCAAAAACTAAGATTAGTGATGAAGCAAACATGAATCAATCTATTATTACTTTCAAATTTGATAAAGATGTGATTCAATGGATTGCAAAATTGAATGGTAACGACCAAACAACAGGAACAACGGTTGATAGTGGAACAACCTTAAATGCAAACACTAATGCTACTTGTACGGTTGATTGGAATGAAGGTTTAAGTGAAGGAATTAATCGAATTAACATATATGGGAAAGCAAGTGATGGCACTTGGACTGTATATAATAGTTGAAATTATTTGTCAAATATAATAAATAATAATATAATAATATATGAGGATATTTATATTTTAGTATTCTCATATATTTTATTTTGAAATAAAGGGGAAAAATAAATGCGAGGATTTACCACAAAAGAAGGGATATATGTAGAGGTTACAGAAGAACATTTAAATAGAGCAGTGGAAATAAAGAAAGAGTTACAAAATGCTTCTGCTTCAAGAAAGTGCAATTGGAAACTACTAGTTGACATGCTTGATAGTGAAGGATTTATTGGAGCAGAACATTCAGAAGGATATAGATGTTTAATAAAAGACTATCAAAAGTCAATTGGCGAATTACCACAAGTGGATAAGTACGCAGATATGGTGATAGATAGTAAAATAGATAGTATCAAGAAAATGGTTGGAGAAATTTATACTGAAAAGCTTGATAATAGTAAGGTGTTAAGTGATTTACGAAAAATCAAAAAAGAAATTGCAGAACATCTTTTAATCACAGAAGAAATTGCAAATGAATTTAAAAATCGTGATTTTGGAGATTTATTTACTAATATTGAACTAGATTTTCAATCATCTACTAATAAGAAAATAATAATGCAGTTAGCAGACCTTCATGTGGGAGCAAAGTGTGATAATGAATATAATGTTTATAATTATGAAGTTGCAAAACAAAGAATGGCTAAATACATAGATAAAATTGTTCATGAATGTATTATTAATGATGTTAATGAAGTTTATGTATTGCAAACAGGTGATGAAGTTGAGCATTTAACAATGCACTTATCACAATTGTATGAAGTAGAGATGGATTTAGCAGACCAAATAACTTCAACAAGTAATTTAATTATTAGTACATTAGTTGCATTAGCTAATTATGGCATTAAAGTTAAATATAGTGGTTTTGGTGGAAATCATTCAAGACTAAGTGGAAATAAAGAGTTGGCTATGAAAGGTGATACAGTTACTAAAATAATCAATAATTCAATCAGAGATTTTATTAGATTATCTAATAATAATAACATAGAATTTATTGAATGTAAACCTTATTCACATAGTTTTACAATAAATAATGTAAACATTCTTGCACTTCATGGAGATAAAGATAATTTTAAAGATGATAATATTTTAGCAAAACATTCTATAAAAGATGGTATTGATTATGATTTAGTTATTGGTGGTCATATTCATACTAGGATAGTCAAAGAAGTTGGGTTGAATAAATTAGTATGTACTAGTGGCAGTTTAAAAGGTGCAGACAATTACTCAATTGAAGATTTAAGAAAAATCTCCGCACCATCTCAAAATTATTATATTATAGAAAATAAAGAAAATATTGAAGTAAAATGGATTACATTTTAAACAAATACAATAAATAATAAGATTGATAGGGCTATCTACAAATGTAGATGGTCTTATTCAGTTTTATTATTATGTAAGAAAGGAGCATATAACAATGAAAAAAACTGTAAAAAAAGCAGAAACACCAAAGAAAAGATGTTCAATGTGTGGAAAAGAAAAGGTGACAACTAATTTTTATAGCACTCCTAGTCCTCTTTTTGCGGACAATCTCGCACCCTTCTGTAAAACTTGTTTATTTTCAAGTATTGAAGGAATGGATTTGAAGGATGGATTAATGGAAGTATTACAAAAAATAGATAGACCATTTATTAATATTGTTTGGAATACTAGTTTGAAATCAAAGAATAATCCCATTGGTGAGTATTTAAAGAATGTGGCAAGTCTACATCAATATAAAAATTTAACCTTTAAAGATTCAGAAGTTGAAAAAATGAAAAAAGCTAGTGGAAGTAAACATGAAGTAATGATAAAAGAAAAACTAGGTGAAGATTTTGAAATAACTGCCGACCTTATCTTGAAATGGGGTCAAGGATATAGTGATTTCGAATACATGAAACTAGAAAAATATTATAATGATATGATGCAATCATATGAAATTGAAACACCTCAACATAAAACAGATTTAGAAAAACTAGCTAAATTAAATATCAAAATGGATAGATTAATTGAAGAAGATGATTTTGCAAATATCCAAAAATTAGGTGCGACAATTAGTAAAATTCAACAAGATGCAGGTTTCCGAGCAATTGATAGAAAAAGTGGTGCAGAAGCAACAGGTTTATTTAGTTTTTCTCAAGTATGGGCAAAAATTGAACAAGAAGGATTTGTCGAGCCAAAACAACATGACTATGATAAAGATGATATTGACTATATGTTAATGTATTATGTTCAATTTACACAAAGATTAGCAGGTAAAGAGGTTAGCGTAGAACCTAATCAGAATTGGCGAAATGAAGTGGTTGAAAGTGAGTAGTTACAAAAATTATTCGAAAAAAGATGAAGGTCGCAGAGAATATTTAAGAAGCGACTCTCAAAACTCTAATTCAGATAAGAGCAAAAAAGCAACTAGTATATCATCTTTTGAAAATGTAAAAGAAGATTTTACAAAAATGCTATCTCTGTTTAGAGAATATCCCGACTTATTTATAGATTACTTAAAAACAGAAGAAACTCGATTTGATTTAACACCATTTCAAAGAGTTTATTTGAGAGCATTTTTTAGAAATAAAAAAGTGGGAATTATTGCAAGTCGTGGTATTTCTAAGACATATATTGACGTAATGGCAAATTATTTAAAATGTATTATGTATCCTAGAACTCATATAGCAATAGCAATGCCAACAAAGGTTCAAAGTGCAAAAGTAACACAGGAAAAAATAACAGAATTATGGTTAGATTATCCATTATTAAAAAATGAAGTTAAAGAATTTAAGTTCCAAAAAGACTTCACTTCCGTAGTATTTTGGAATGGTGCAACGTTAGATACATTAACAGTTGGAGAATCAAGTCGTGGATTACGTGGAAATGGTCTTGTAATTGAAGAGTTAGTAGATGAAAAGATTGATAGAGATACTATTAATGAAGTAATTCTTCCTATTTTAGCACAACCACGAATGACAAGACATGGTGCAGACCCAAATGAGCATAGTAAAACACAAGCTTACATAACTACTGCTTCTCACAGACAATCATATTGTTTTGAGAAAACTATGGAGTTGTTTAATGAGATGGTTGATGGAAAACCAACTATTCTATTAGGAACTTCATATGAAATGGGTACTAGATTTGGAACACTAGATGAAAATGATGTTATTGAAAAATTAGACTCTCCAACATACAGTCCATTGAGTTTCGACAGAGAATATCGTTCAATATTTACAGGTTCGTCAGAGCGTTCATTGGTGTCATTAGATGACTTAAATAAGTGCAGAATTCTAACAAAGCCCGAACTAAAAGCAAGTAAATCTAATAAAGATGCAATCTACGTATTGTCCTATGACGTAGCAAGGGCAGAAGGTAAACAAACTGCACAATCATCTTTAAGTGTCATCAAGGGTGTGCCTAGAGGTGATGGAAGTTATCAGAAATTCTTAGTGGCAATATACAATATGGAAGGAACACATTTTACTGAACAAGCAATCTTCTTGAAGAAAAAGGTTGTTGAATATAATGCTAATATGTTAGTACTTGACCATAATGGTATCGGTAGAGCAGTAACAGATATTTTAGTGACTGAGTGTGATGAAAATCCACCATATAGCGTTATTAATGATGATAGATACGATAAATACAAAAAACCAAACAGTATTCCAATGTTATTCTTGGTTTCTTCCAATACAAAAGAAACAAAAAATAGTGATATCATCAATGTATTTATGTCCACTATTGCTAATCATGATGTAAAGCTATTAAAGTCTGAAACTAATGCAAGAGCATTTGTAAAAGGGAAAGATTCATCTGAATTAGCAAATCAATTAATTCCATTCATTCAAACTGATAGATTGATTGATGAAATAATGAATCTAGAATATGAACAAAGTGGAAATACAACAAAGGTCAAACAGATTTCTAGAGGTGTTGAAAAAGATAGATTTTCATCTTTTGCTTATGGTATTTACTATTTTTATATATTAGAGCAAAAAAGTAAACAACGCAGGAGAGAACAAAGTAATGACCTCTCTGCATTTGTTCGATTTACTGCACCAAAATCTATTTTTTGATTCAATCAATATTATATAAGGAGTGAGTAGTTTTGTCAACAGAACAAGAAGAAAAAACATTGCAAAAATTCGATTTCTTAAATGAGAATGGGGAACGTTTTTCTGCATTAAATAAAGAGACAGTGAATTTTGCTAATGTTGTTAACAAGATAATTGATAGGGCTTCATATCGTTCAAAGTCAAGATATCAAAAACATACTAAAGAAGATATCCGTAAATGGTTGGACAACCCTCAATCGTTTTCAGACAACCTAGTAATGTTATCTAATCATTACTATAATTCAAGTTCTCAATATACTAGATTAATCAATTATATGGTTAATCTATTAAGTTGGGCTTATACAATTGATGTAGTAAATATCTCTCATAAAGACATGAAATCTAAAAAAGATAAGATTGAAAAGGATTACTTTGAAGTATGTTCAATGGTAGAAAATATGAATATATCTCATGAAATGAAAAAGGTATTACATACTGCTTTTAGAGAAGATGTATTTTTTGGAGTGGAGCATGAAACAAAAACTTCATACTACATTCAAAAGCTACCATCTAAATTTTGCTTTATCTACGGTATTGAAGATGGCTCTTTTACATTTGCATTTGATTTCTCATATTTTGATACAAATGATGTAATCAATACTTATGATGAAGAATTTCAACGAAAATATAAAAAATATCAAGCAAACAAAAAAGAATACAGATATCAATTAATAGATTCTAGTCGTTCTATTTGTATTAAAGTTAATGAAGAATTAGACTATATTTTGCCACCATTCTCTTCTACATTTGATAGTGCTTATGACATTGATTTGTACAAGCGTAGTCGTGATAACAAAGAGAAGCTAGGAAACTATAAAATTTTAACTCAAAAAATTCCTGTTCGTGAAGATTCTGATTTAAATAATGACTTCATCATTGACATTGATACTGCTATGATGTTTCATAATCAAATCGTAAAAAGTTTACCTCAAGAGATTGGATTGTTAACATCTCCAATGGAGTTACAGGAGTTTAATTTTAAAGGTGATGCAGGTGATATTGATAATGTATCGAAAGTACAAAGAGATTTTTGGGAATCGGCAGGTGTTTCACAAACATTATTCAATGCCAATGCTAATTCATCAATGTCTATGGGACTAGCTATTAAAACAGATGAGCAAGTAGTATTTGGGGTTGCAACACAAATCGAAAGATGGCTAAATCGTAAAATCAAAAAGAGATTTAAAAACTTTAGAATCAATATTCTAGAGGTTACTAGATACAATGAAACAGAGGTAATTGATAATCTAGTTAAAACAGGAAGTGTTGGTATGCCTGTTAAAACTGCTATTGCCAGTGTATTAGGCATGAGTCCTTCAACTTTCTTAACTACCGCAGTATTGGAAAATGAAATTTTAAATTTAGATGATTTATTGAAACCATTAGTGACATCACAACAGATGACCGCATTGGACAAACAAGAACAAGCAGGTAGACCTACTAGTGGAAAACCATTGACCGATGAAGGGCAAAAAACTAGGGAACAAAATAAAAATAAAGAAAATAAATAGATAATAGTGTACAAAATAAAGGAGATTTTACTATATTATATGAAACACCAAATCTCCTTTATTTGCAAAAATAAGGAAAGGGGGATAAATTTTGAATAAAAATATCAAAATAGAATCTAATTTTTCAAATGTTGTAAGAATGAACCCACAGTTTTCTCAAGCTAGAGTTCGTGTCTTATATACAGGAGATAATAGAAATGGCTCTCATTTTGAGAAAGCCAATGTCGAAAAAGCTATTTCAAGTATTTTCAATATTCCAATTGTGGGAGAATTTAAAGAAGATACTCAAGATTTTGGTGGTCATGGTGGCAAAATTGAAATCACAGAAGATTCATATAAATTCATCCAAACTACCAAGCCAATAGGTGTTGTTCCCGAAAGTGCAACATTTCATTGGGAACAAGTAGAACAAAAAAATGGTGCTATGAGAGATTATCTCTACATTGAGCCTGTATATCTGTGGCATAGTCGTTATCAAGAAGAAGTGGATAAACTTTTAGAAGATGGAAGTAGTCAATCAATGGAGATTGAAGTAAATGACTATGAAATGATGGATAATGGCATGTATAATATTACAGATTTTAATTTTAGTGCCTTGTGTGTACTTGGACAATCTACCGAACCTTGTTTCGAAGATAGTAGATTTTTAGGGTACTCTCTCAATAAAGAAGAATTTTCACTTCAATTTTCAACAATGTTGAAGGAGTTAAAAGCTTCTATGGAAGTAGGTGAAACAATGAAAATCTGTGAGAAATGTGGTAAAGAATTTGATGGTGAAGTTTGTGGTTGTGAGGTTGAACCTGTTGTAGTAGATGAGCCAATCGTAGTTGAACCTGTGATTGAGGATGAGCCTGTAATTGATGAGCCTAAAGTAGAAGATGAGCCAGTTGTGGTTGATGAGCCTGTGGTTGTTGACGAACCAATTGTTGAACCAATTGATGAGCCTATCGTAGATGAGCCAGTTGTCGAAGAACCTGTGGTTGACTATCAAACATTATATGAAACTCTTAAATCTGACTATGAAGCATTAGAGGTTAAATACAACGCTTTAGAAACTTTCAAAGCGACAACTTTAAAAACACAACATGAAGCAAATGTAGTATCACTATTAGAAAAAGATGAGTTCTCTATGTTGGAACAAGAAGATATTTCTGAAATCGTAGAAAAACAACATGATTTCTCTTTAGAAGAAATTGAAAATAAATTCTACTCTATTTTAGGTAAAAAAGTAGCACAATCTCAATCTTTCTCTAAAAACAAGAAAAAAGATACTACTGTTCAAGTTAAGTTTAGCAAAACAGAAGATAAATCTTCTGCAAAAATTTATGATAGTTTATTTGAATAATAATAACAATCGAAAGGTGGAAATAAACAATGGCAATCGTAAGACGAGACAAAGTAAAAAGTGGCTATAATGGAAATTTAATTTCTTTAACTCATACTGCACAAATGACAAACGGTTTATTTATGGCGGTTAGTGGTTTAGTAGCAGGAGAGCGTGAATTATATCAAGTAAAAACTGCGGGATTAGATATTACTGCGGATAAATTTTGGTTCGTAAATGCACCCGAAGTAATGTATGATGAGAGATTATCTCGTTTAAAAGACTTCGTTATTCCTGCTAACCAACCTGCAAGAGCATATGAAATCCAAGTATCAGATATCTTAACTTTAACTTCTGACTTATTCAGTGGTACAGTTGCAGTTGGCGATACTTTAGAAGTAGATGCTACTAACAACAAATTAAAGAAAAATGTAACTCCAACAGGTAAATTACAGTTCAAAGTTATCGGTCAAGATGCTTTAGGTGGAACTGCTAATGATTCATATGTTGTAGAATGTATCAAGGCTTAATTCTATTAAGCTATTTATTTAACAATTTCACAAATACAATAAATAATTAAGGAGTGAATTACGCAATGAAGAATGAAATCGTAGCATTAGCTTTAGATTTACATAAAGGCTCTCTTGGAAAATACTCTAAAGAGGATGCAGAACAAAAATTAAGAGAAGCGTTCATTAAAATTGCAGGAAATGAAGAAGGTAAAGTTGATTACCGTACTTTCCGTAAAAACAAAATCGAAATCTTTGAAATCTTAGAAGAAGTATTAGATATCCAAATCAAAGAAGGTATTGAAAACCAATTCCAAGAGTTTACAGAAATTAAAGACTTAGCTTGGGGAGATACTAATGAATTCCAAATCCCTAACAAAGACTTATTCCAAATCTCTGTTGTTGCAGATGGTACAGGAAATATCCGTAGACAACGTACAAAAGACTATACAACTTTAAGCCTTCCTGTTAAAACTTACGCAGTGAAAATCTATGAAGATTTCCACCGTTTCTTAGCAGGTCGTATTAATTGGTCAGAAATGATTTCTCGTATTGCTAAATCTTTTGAAGTTAAGTTAAAAAATGATATTTACAACTTAATCTACAACGCTTACAATACTTTATCTGCACCTTATCAATACAGTGGTTCTTTAACAGTTGATAGTTTACTAGATATGGCTTTACATGTTGAAGCTAAGAGTGGACAAGATGTAATTATCATGGGTACTAAAAAAGCATTATCTAAAGTTACTCCTGCTCAAGTTTCTGATAACATGAAAGACAAATTTAATAACACAGGTTACTATGGTGTAGTTAGTGGAGTTGAAATGTTTGAAGTTAAACAATCACACGCTATCGGTACTGATACTTTTGTTATTAATGATAACTTCTTCTTAATCGTACCAAAAGATTCTGATAAATTTGTTAAACTTGTAAACGAAGGACATGCTTTAATTCGTGAGTATGACGAAAACAAATCTGCGGATATGACTATGGAGTATGAATTCATCAAAAAATTCGGTCTTGGTATCTTAGCAGGTACTTCAACTTTCGGTTTATACCGTTTTAGCTAATATTTAAACTAAAGGACAGGCTCACTGCTTGTCCTTTTTATTTTGTATATTAATCTAGTGTAAAAGGGGATATAAAAATGGAAAAAGATTTAAAAACTCTTACAAAAAAACAATTAATTGAGGTTCTAGTAAAAGAATACGGTCATGAAGAAAAAGATATTAAAACTTTAACAAATGGCAAATTAATTGATTTAATTAAACAAGAACAAGAAGATATGAAAGAAGCAGAAAAGCCACAAGCTATCTCAAAACCAAAGCAAACTAAACTTGATAAAGAATATCAAGTATTAGTTATGAATGGTACTTATGGTCAACTACAATATATTTCAGATGTTAATGGTAGCACTTGGAAATTCACAGAATATGGTCAAACAGATGAAATGAATTTTGGTGAAATCCAATCAATGCTAAATCGTCAACCTACTTTTATTAAAGATGGTTGGTTAGTAATATTAGATGACCAAGTTATTCAAGAATTAAGATTACAAGAATATTACAAACATATTTATTCAGAACAAGAACTTGATGATATTTTTGCAGAAGCTAATATTGAAAAGATTCGTGAAATTATCAAAGGTGGTAATTTAGGAATTAAAACAATGTTTGCACAATATTCTATGAATCGTTATAAAGAAGGGAAATTACACGACTTCCGTATCATTCGTCTTGTGCAAGAAGAACTAAATTTAATCTTAGATTCAGAATCAATTTAAGGGTGGTGTAATGAATGTCAACACCTTATTCAGAAGTTTATGATAGATTTTTATCAAAAATTAATAGTTATTTTTATTCAACCTTAACACTTTCTGAATTAGAGGATGAGTTGTACGACTATTTAGTAGTTGCAATCGAAAATTTTGACGAATGTGATAAATTAGTTGATAATAACGATTTTCTAAAACAATTCAACCAAACTTTGAATATAAGAGAGAAAGATATTTTAGCTACATTGATGGCTATTGAATATTTAACTCCTAAAATATTAACAGATGAATTAATCATACATGCTTTAACAGATAAAGATATTCGTATGACTAGCCAAGCAAATCATTTAGATGCTTTACAACGAACAAAAAGTATATTAGTTCGAGAAGCTAATCAAAAAATTAATAAGTATAAATTAGATAAAGGTCTAGATGGTTTCAATGATAAATAGAGCAGATAAAATGTTTATAGATTATTGTGATGGGCTAGTTCACAAAATATATAAAATATTACCTTTATTTGAAGAAGGAAATCATGGATTGATTAGTAATCTACAATCTTTAACTTTATTTGAAGTTAAAGGATTAAAACTTGTCATTGAAGATATGGATTGTTCTCATGAATACATTGAATTATTGGCAACACTTGAGCAACTGCTATTAGATATTGATTTCGGACAAATAGAACAACCAATCGTTAAGAGAGAAATCTTTAAGTGTATTGGTTTAGTGAAAAAGATTCAATCCTCATCAAGAGAGTTGGTTGAATAATGGGCTATTTTGAAAAATATCGTAATAGAGCAGGAAAAAGTATTGGAGATAGAATGAGAGAACACACAGAAAATAAAGTACAATCACAATTGGTGAATAGTCCGAACTATAAGCAGGTTCTAATAGGTGGAACTTGGCATGATGTTAGACTTGTACAAGGTATTCGTGTTGGTTCTCTAGAAATTCTTTTTGCCCCACATCAAGATGTTCCTATTGGTTCAATTGTTGAATTTGATGGCGAAACTTGGTTGATAACTGAAATATCACATCAAATTACAATTGTTAAAAAAGGTGTAATGTACAAATGCAATAATACACTTCAATGGAAAAAAGCTAATATACCATATTCATTACCTGCATACATAACTCAATATTACACTCTAGGAGTGTATGATATTGAGGCTAAAACAGGCATTGATTATGATACCGCAAAAGGCGGTTTATTTGCTTATGTTCAAAATAATGCTATCTCTAAAACTATTATTTTAGGAGATAAGTTTTCGATTAATGGACAAGCATTTGAGGTTGTTGGAATTGATAATATTTCACACATTGTTAATAATGTAGGATATATAAAATTAACAATCATGAGAACAATCAATGATGGAACAACCATTGTAGACAACACAAATAATAAAGTTACGAATGGTGGTGGATTGTGGTGAAAATGGAACATTTATCTCAAAATCTAGTTCAAGTATTGACAACAATAGTGTCAAATAACAGAGAATTAGCAGAGTATTTAATAGACAGTGCAGACAATCCATTAACTGATGGAACAGATGTTGTCCAAACAGTTCTTAATAATGATTATAATAAATTAATCATGAAATATGTTAAACCCTTCCCATTCGATGATATAACTGAAACATTACAGTCAGAGATTAGGGTATTTTTCCATCATGGTGAAATGGAGACAAAATCAGTTATTTCAAACAACATTCTTATTTTTGATATTCTAGTTCCTAAAGTTTATTGGTTAATCAATGATGGTCAACCAAAAATTAGAGCATATGAAATCATGAGAAACATCATTAATAAATTTGATGATAAGAGTGTTGGCACAATCGGTCAATTAAATTTTACAACTTTTGCTCACTTGATGGTAAATGATAAAATTAGTGGTGTAAGGTTGTTTGCAGAAATGACCATGATGAAAGTATGAACAAATTCGATTTGGACTTAAAATTATTAGCAGGTTTACCATTAGAGGTTGAAGATATAATTATAGAACCAAAAAAACTAAGAGAAATCATTGGTATGAATTATTCGGTTTACAATAAACATATTGGATTCTTAACAATAACTCATACAGATTTATATAGCAAAGAAACTCTAGAAGAATATCAAGAGTTGAAAAAAGTTACTATCTTTGATGTGTTAGTATTTTTAGCAGGAGAAGAGTTAAAACAAGAGTTTATCAACTCTTTGCATTATTTCTTAGGAACATATAAGCATGAGATTGATAGTGAAAGTGGTATTCTTATTTTAGAAAAAGGTAAGAAAGACTATTACTTTCTCAACAGTTCTCGATTCGCTAGAATCGTTGATTATATAAAGTTTCAGAATTGTATAGAAGAACCTAAAGAAAAAATTGAAGAACAACCTGTTGATGAAAAAACACGAAAAATATTAGAGAAACTTCAAAAAGGTAAACAAGAAGCTACTAAATTGCAAAGCAAGAACAATACTGAATCTAATATTGATTTTTATTCTATCATTAGTGCAGTAAGTACAAAATCTCATGGAATCAATAAGTTAAATATATGGGATTTAACAATTTATCAATTATATGATGAATATAAGAGATTATCTTTAATTGACAATTATGAAACTTCAATTCAAGCCATAATGAATGGTGCAGATATGAAAGGTGAAAAACTTCCTCATTGGTCTGAAAGAATTGAAGATTAAAAAATACAAATACAATAAATAATAGGAGTGAATTAATCATGGCATTACAATATGGTGCAAAAGAAGTTTGTGACGTAACGTTCATTGATTTAACAACAAATAAACCTGTTCTTTATATTGATACATTAAAAGTATCTTCTTTAGAGAACAAAGCCGACCAAGCAGTAGCTAGAGGCGGTAAAGGTAATCCAAAACGCTTAATTTGGGATTTCAACCGAGAAGCAACTGTAAAAATCTCTAACGCATTAATGTCTTTAAAATCTTTATCTTTATCGGCAGGTACTTCAATTACAACAGGTGCACAAAACGTTTTCAAACGTGAGTTATTAACTGTTGCTACAAACAAAGTAAATACAACTGATACTCCTGTTGCAGGTTCAGTTACAGTTCTTAACTCTACTGATGGTTCTGAATTAACAGGTGTTACAGTAAGTGGAAATCAAGTAACTTTAACAGGTCAAACAGATGGTACTTTAGTAGAAGTATTCTATACTACTAACAAAGCTACTACTTCTACATTCTCTATTAAGTCTAATGCTTTCCCATCTTATTACAAAATTATCGGTGATACAGTTATTCGTAACGCTAACACTGGTGTTGACGAGGCTTTCCAAATGGTAATCTATAAAGCTAAAGTTTCTCCAAACTTTACAATGGACTTCAAAGCAGATGGCGACCCATCTCAATTTGATATGGACTTAGATGTATTCCCTAACGCTAGTAACGTAATGGTAGACTTCATTAAGTACTAAGATTGATTATATAAGAGATTAAGTGAAAATTCAAGAATTTTAGGAGAAAACTATTTCGATAGTTTTCTCCATCTTTTTTTAAGTTTAGTAATTTGATAAAATGCTCGTTTTATCAAATTCAACGATAGCCAAAAAACACATAGAAGAAAAGGGGAAATTAAGAATGGCAAAAACTAAAAATTTAACAGTTGCGAGTCTAAAAAAGGATGCAAAACCACTAGATAAGATGTATTCGGTTACAATCAACGATTATTCGTTAAAAATTTATGAAACCTTCTCACCTACTAAATTAGGTGCAGTTGTTAATGAATTTATGGATGATTTTCAAACAATGGGTGGCGGTAAAGAAATTATGAATGTATTTACTCCATATCTATACCTTATGCTAATCAAACATGTGACATCATTAGATGTTCCAAATGACATTGAGGGTAAAATTGAAACTATTGAACTCTTAACAGATTTAGGTATTTTTGCAGATATTTTAGAGGCAATGCCACAGTCTGAATTAGAAAAATTTGCAGATAAAATTAAAGAAGTATCTAATTCTATTAATGCAAATATGGATGTTTTGGAAGATGAAATTTCAGAATATGAATTTGAAAATGAGGAAGTTGAAAAACTATTAGAATAGATTGGTAGTGATAAAATGGCAGATTTTACTTCAATCAAAGCACTTGAGGACTATTTAAACACTTTTGTTCAAATAGCTTTAGTTGATAATGTGAAACCAAAAATTGCAGAGATTGTAGATAATCATGTTTGGTTAGATGTGTATCCTAGATATAATCCAAAAGATTATGATAGAAGATATGGTAGCACACCTTTATCTATTGGATATAAAGACAATTTGATTTCAGTTAATGATACAGGTGCAAAAGTAAATATGCCATATTTATCACATGATGGTGGATATGTACTAAACTTAAAAAAGGATGCACGAAATGAATTTTGGGGAACTGATATTGTTCCTATTATTGAATATGGTATTGGATATGATTGGAAGAAGTCAAAGATTTTTAAAATGCAACCATTCCCAAGACCATTTATTAAAAACGCAGTAGCAGAAATTAAAGATTATAATTTACATTTAAAAGCAATGAAAGAAGGATTATCACCGTTCGTGAAATCTTCTAGCATTACATATTAGAAATGAGTGGGTGAAATGAGTAAAAAACTAAAAGATATTACAGATGAAATGTGGAATGATGTTGATGAGTTTAATAAATATATTACAAATGAATTTCTTACACAACCACATATTTCAGACCAAACAAGAAAACAATATCGTTCTGCTTTGAGACAGTTTTTTTATTGGAATAAAGTTAATAATATGAACAAGCCAATATATGAATTAAAATTAAGAGATGGTTTAAAATATCAGACATATTTAAGTAGTTTAGGATTGAGTTCGAGTGCTATAAAATTTAAAAGGTCATCTGTAAGTAGTTTATGTGGATTTATTGAAATTTTTTATAATGATGAATATCCTTTGTTTAGAAGTATTTTTAATAAAAATATACCAAATCCTCCAAGTGTAAAAAAGAAAGAGGTAGTAGTTTTATCAAAAGAAGAGGTTGAAAAAATATCCAGTGTGCTAGAATCAAAAAAAGAGTGGCAAAAATTAGCATTATTTAAAACTCTTTACTCAACAGGTTGCAGGAGAGCAGAAGTAATTCAATTAAAAACTGAAATTATTAATTATCCAAAAAGCAAAAATAAAGATGGAGAAGAACAAAATTTCTATGTATCACATTTTGTTAGAGGTAAAGGTAGGTCAACAGAGGGCAAACCTATTAAACTATTAATAGGAGATGATGCAATGGAATCTATTAAAAAATGGTTGAAAGAACGAGATGACGACTGCGAATATATCTTTACGAGAAAAACTAAAGATGGACATGCTCAAATTAATGTAAATACAATAAATAATTGGGTAGATGAGTTTGGAGAAATAATTGGAAGAAAGATTCATCCACATAGTATAAGAAAATCTAGGTCAACACATATAGTTGTAGACGATGGATTAGATATTAAAGTCGCAAGTAAATTGTTAAACCATGCCGATTCTTCGACTACGGACAAGTTCTATGTAATTAGAGATGATGAAGATGAGTATGGAGATATTTTTTAATCAAAGAGAAAAAGGAGATTATTAACATGGAATTAAAATTACAGGCTAACTTAATAGAGTCATTTGGTACATTTTTAATTGAGGGAAAATTAGTAGGTAAGAAATCTCGATTACGTTCACGATTATTTACAAAGTTGGATGAGAGAGTAAAACAACTTAAATCAGAATATCAAGAATTAATTAGTGAATTTGCATTAAGAGATGATGATAATAATATTGTATCACATAAAGATGATGAAGGGCAAGACCATATTCATATCGAAAATATGGCAGAGTTTCAAAAAGAATTGAATGAACTATTAAATGAAATTATTTCATTTGAAGTTGATGAAGGATTAAAAACATTGTTAGAAGAGATTTTCTTAGATACAGAAAAAGAATTTGAAGGATTATCTGCGTTAGAGTATGATAAATGGTGTGAAGCTATTGAGGACATTAAATAACACACCATAAATAAAATATATTAGGTGGTGGAATAATGTCGCAAGATTTAAATATTATCGTTAAAGCAAAGGTCGATACAACAGACCTTAATAACCAATTGAATGATGCAACTAAAGATAAACAAATTGATATAAAGGCGAAATTATCAGAGGTTGATTTATCACAATTAGACAAACAATTAGAAAATTTTAAATTTAAGTTTACTACTGATAATATTACTAGTTTAGCTACTGCAATTAAGAAATTGTTAAAAGAGAATAAATTTGATTTAGACTTGAATGTTAAAAATATTCAAGCAATTCAAAATATTAAAAAACAAGTTTCTAATAGTGGATTACAAGGTAAATTAGGAAATGTTGATTTGGCAAATGGTTTTTCAGTTGAAGATATAAATATGGACAATCTTCAACAAAAAATGAGAAAAATCATGAAAGAGGTAGACCCTACATTCTTCAAAAAAGCTATCATCTCTAACATTACTAATTCCAATATTGATGGAGAATTAAAAAGTTTTGTTGTTCAAGGTGAAAATGCTAGTGGTGTTGTGAAGAAATTATTCTTCAATCTTCAACAATCAGAAGAAGGTATTAAGAATTTTGCTTTAACAAATATTAATACTCTTGACAAACAACAACAACAACTTAAAAAAGCAGAAGAATTAGCAGGTAAACTTGAGAGACAATTCAAGAAACTTAATGATAACATGGGTCTTAAAATGCTTGATAGAGCAAGAGACAATGGATTAACTGTTGACAAGGTTAATGAAATTGGCAATAAGAGACAAGATGTTCGTGACAAATATCAAGCAGGTCAAGACGAAATTTCTTTATATAACAAACGTCTACAATTAATGCAACTAATTAATAAAGAAACTAGAGATTTAAATCTTTCAGAAGAAAGACGATTAGATTATCAAAAACAAATCTACAATGTAATGCGTAACCAAAAATCTGAAAAAGATAAAATTTCTCAACTATCAAATATTAATAATGCAGTTAGTAATGAAATCAAAGCAGGAAAAGAACAAATTAATAATACACAAAAATTAGTAGAGTTAGAAACTAGAAGAAGTAATGTTGCAAAAACATTGACAGATTTAAGAAATAGTTATAACAAATCAGAATTTGGAAATGAAGAATATACTAAATTAAATAAAGAATTAGAATTACTTCAAAAGGTTACTAAATATTCTAAAGAAGCAGATATATCTTTGAAACAATTAGAATCACAGGTTAAAATAGTTCAAAACAGGCTAACAGGTGATGCTAATGTGCAAAAAAATCTTGGAGCAAAAAATGAATTAACATCTCTTTATAAACAATTAGAAGATTCAAAAAAATTGCAATATGCAACAGAAGAATTACAAAAACGATTTGATTTTTTAGGAGTAGCAATTAAAAGAGATTTAAGCACAAGTGATATTCAAAGATATCGTAAAGAACTTCAAGAGTTAACAAAAGATATTGAGAAGGCTATTAAGAGTGCAAGTGTTACAACTCCTGTGGCAAATAAAAACAATCAAGGGTTAGTTAATGCAGTAGATAATTATAAGAGTGATAACTCATTAGAAAAACATAAGGCAGACCTAGACCAAGTTACAAAATCTTTACTAGGTCAAAAAGCAGTTATCAAAGATATCATTGTTGAAGATAGACAGTTGGATGGAATTGTAACAAAATTCAATGCTTCCATACAAACAGGACAAAAAGATATTAAACAATATACTTATGAATTAAATCATCTAACACAAGAATTACGTGTTGTTCGTGAGCAACTAGTAAACAATCCAAATAAGAATCTAGGACTATTTGAACAACTTAAAATAGCAATGGAGCGAGTACCTGTTTGGATGATTTCTATGACCGCATTCTATGGAACTATCAATGCACTTCGTTCTGCAATGTCTACTATTGTTGAAATTGATGGTCAAGTTACACAGATGAAGCGTGTAATGGATGCAGATACTAACTTCACAGATATCATGAATACATCAATTGAGAGTGCAGAAAAGTTTGGGAAAACCATCACAGATGTAAATCAAGCCATGATTGAGTTTTCTAAACAAGGTTTCAAAGGTCAAGAATTAAAAGATATTGTTAATACTAGTATTCTAGCTTCTAACGTATCTGACATGTCAACCGCAGAAACATTAGAAACATTAACATCTGTAATGAACTCTTACAAAATTGAAGCAAAAGATACTATTGGTGTAATAGATAGTTTGAATCAAGTAGATAACGATTTCGCAACTAGTGTTAAAGATTTGTCATTAGGTTTAACTAAATCTAGTGCAGTAGCAAATAACTTCGGTAAAATTTTGTGCCGACCTATGAAGTGATTCATAGTGCAAAAGTTAGCCATATCGGGAAAACTCTAGAAGTAGACAATTCCGAGGAAAGACCATTAATCTTAAAATTGACAAAATTGACAAAAAATAATATAATAACATATGAAAAGAGGTGAGTCAAATGAGCAAAGAAAATGTTGAAGTTCAATGTCATTTATGTGGAAAATCAAAATTCGTAACACAATACAAATACAATTATAATATTTCCAAAGGTTCGAATTTTTTCTGTGATAAATATTGTTCAAATAAATGGAGAGCAATAGAATATAATAAGAATAGAACAGATAAAAGAAAAAATACAAACTGTATTTATTGTAATAAAGAAATTTTAAAGAAAGCAAAAACCACAAAATACTGTTCAACACAATGTAAAGGTGAGCATAAAAAAGAAATTAATAGAGTAGATGTTGAATGCAGTAATTGTAATAAGATATTTCAAAAAACAAAATTTCATGTAAATGATAGTAATAATTTTTGCACTAAAAAATGTTCATCTGAATGGAACTCTAAGCAATCAAAGAGAGTCGAAATGACTTGTATCATTTGTAATAAAAAATATCAAGTTCAAAATAACAGACAAGATATATCTAAAGCTTGTTCGATTAAATGTAATAATACATATAAAAGTACAATATGGTCTGTTGAGAATGTTGAATTTTTAAGACAAAACGGTGTAATATCAAGTCTAAATCAAAGCAAAGATGGAACATGGTGTGAGAATGTTATCGAAAATTATCTTAAATCATTAAACATAAAATTTGAACCACAAAAAAATATTGATGATAAATATATTGCAGATTTCTATATAGAAGATTTAAACTTAATAATAGAAGTCTATGGAGATTATTGGCATTCTAATCCATCAATATATGGAGAATCGGAAAATTTAAAACCACTCAATGACCACCAAAAGAAACAAGTTAAGAAAGATAATAAAAAGATTGGTTATTATAAATTTAAAAAATTCTCTTATTTAATATTGTGGGAAAATGATATAGGTAAAAATTTTGATAATATTAAAGAAATAATTATTAATAAGATTAATGGAATCCGTAACGACTATCGGAATATATGAGTAATTGTATATTCTTACGCTAACCCCTTCCTCCTGTCAATAGGAAGGTGAAGATAGAGTCTGACCACACATATAACAAATGAAGTGTGTGAGATAGGCAGAAATGACCTATCCCTCTCATAGATTGAGAGAGTAACAAAGTGACAGATTTAAATCATTTAATTGGCTACATTACTGCGGTGCAATCAAGTACAAGAGAAAGTGGTACAGTCGTTGGTAACTCAATGAAAACCATTTTATCACGTATCACAACGATTGAAGATGCAGGAAAATCTCTTAAAACTGTTGGTATAGATATTAAAGATATGACAGGTAGCGTTAGAAAAACAGATGATATTTTAGGAGATTTAGCAAAATCTTGGAATTTCTTAACAGATTCTCAAAAACAAAATATCGCAATCAACGTAGCAGGTCGCCAACATATTACTAGATTTTTAGCGTTAATGGATAACTGGAAAATTGTAACTGATGCTACCGCTACTTCTCAACATGCACAAGGTTCTGCAATGAGAGAAAATGCTAGATACATGGATAGCATGGAAGCAAAATTAAATTCATTAAAAACTTCATGGCAAGAACTTTCATTGGCAATGGGTAAAGCAGTAATGAATGATGCTTTCTTTGGTGTAACAAGTATCCTACAAGGAATGTCTCAAGGTGCTATTTTCTTAGTTAGTAAATTTGGTTTACTTCCTAGTGTAATTGGACTTGTAGCTATAAGTTTTATCTTATTAAATAAAAAATTACAAGAGTCTATACTTAGTACAGGAAGATATTCTTTAGCTATTGAAAATTTAAAAAGAGCAGAAAATGGTCTTGCTATTAATAACACTAGACTTGCAACATCAATAGAAACAAAAAATGTTGCTATGCGTGGTGTATATGCTACTGTTGGAAGAACTGAAATGGCTTTCAGAGGATTAGGTTCGGTAATTGCAGGAGCAGGTCGTTCTTTAATGGCTCTAGCACCCGAAATTGCAATTGTAACAGGTCTTGGTTGGGCAATTGAAAAATTAATTGGTGCTTTTGGTAAATGGTCGGAAGAAAAAGCTAAAGATGAAAGAGAAAACAAAGCATTATCAGAAGCATATCGTAGTCATGGCAAAGATATTAGTGATTTAATTAATCAATATGATGAATTAAACAGTCGAACAGGATTATCGTCAGAGAAAGAACAAGAGAAGTTAGATATTGCAAATAAATTATCTGCATTAATGCCTTCACTTGTAAAACATACAACTGATGATGGACAAGCACATTTATTTACTGTTGAGCAGATGAAAAAACAACTAGAATTAGCTAAACAAATTGCAGAAGTTGAAAGCAAGAAAAAAGCTAAACAAAAAGATTCTGACACAGGTGACGATATCAAAGCTTACAATACAAAAGCTAATCAACTAGAGGAAATGAAGAAAAAAGTTGAAGAACTTAAAGCAAACATTGAAAATCAACGAACTCTAGGAAATACTGAATTAGTTAATGCAGGAGAAATCGAGTTATTAGAGTGGGAAGCTAAACTAATGAAACTTGAGTCTGCTACTGCAAAAGCTAAAGATACAGTAAGCAATGATATTAGAGATTTAGTGAATAAAAGTGTTAAAGAATTAGGTAATTTTAAAGCACCAAAATCAATAGAAGAATCTATTAAAAACATGTTTACAGATGGTAAAGTAACAGGTCAAATGTTATCTGATTACAGAGGATTTGTATCTCAAATGACTACTGCCTCTCAAAAATTGCAAGATGCTTTAAACATGAAGATTAAAGGTGATGAAGGAACTGCCGAATTCAATAAGTCAATGAAGGATAGACAAACTGCTATTCGACAAGCAACTTCTGATTTAATGGGTCTACATGAAAGTTATGGAGTTTCTGTATCTGACATTTGGGCTTTAACTGATTCAGTTAAAAAACAAAATGATGAAGTAAAAAATACAGGAGATGGCATTGTCCACTATAACTCTAGTTTAGATGAGTTAGATACTATCACAACTACTACTTCTCAAAACATTGAATTGATAACAAATGCAATTGCAGAATATAATGCTACTCAAAAATTAAGCAAAAAGACAGTAGACGACATAATTCAACAATATCCTCAATTAGAAAAATATCAAAACAATGAGAAGCAATTGGTTAAAGAAATCACTAAATTACGTGATGGTGAAGCAGAGGCAGAAAGACGAGCATTTAACTTAAAATTAGCATATAATAATAATTATATCAAGAATTTAGCAAGTCTTTATGGTGTTGAAATAAATAATTGGAAAAATAAAGCACAAGCACAGTTACAAATTGAAAACTCATTAATTCAAGCATTAGGAACAAACTGGAATAAGTTTTTCAATGCGAACCAAGATAAGTTGACAGAGCAAGGTAGATATGCTATGAAACTTGCAAAAATTGGAGCAGAAGATGGTTCTAAGTCTGCACAAGGATTTATTGGTGGTATTAATGGTGTTTTAACAGGTCAATACAAACAGGCTTTAGACTTAGTTGACCAAATTCAATATACAACTGCTAACTTTATTAAACCTGCTACACAATCTTATGAGACTAAACCAACGAAAACTTCAAAACCTAAAAAATCAAGTTCATCATCTTCTGATAAAGACCCTACTAAGTTAAACCAAACTGCTAATCAAGTTGCAATTGACAGATTAAATTCTGAAATTGCAGTAATCGAAAAGAAGAATGAGTTACTTGATAAAGGGTCTAAAGCATATCGTGATAATCTACTTGTTATTATTGCTAAAGAAAAAGAATTACAGAAAAGATATACAACAGAACAAAATGACATTCAAAAGAAAATCAATTCTGATAATTCAAAAATCAAAAGTTTTGAAAAAGGTGGAGTATCTAAGAAGGAACTTGATTCATACAATAAATTAAAAAATGAAGTGGCAGACCTAACTAAAAAATTAGGAGAAGCTAAAGTAAATCTTCAAGATACTACAAATGACATTGCTAAAAATTATGCTTCTATCAATGAATCTTTAATAGCAGGAATTAACTCTTTACTTGATTCGACTGTTCAAAAATACAACAATATATCTGATATGTTATCAAAATTAGACAAAGATATTTCTGTTGCACAAGCTTATGACAAAGATGGTTCTTCAACATCAACAGTTATAGCAAAAGAACAAGAAAAGATTAAATTATTAAAGATACAACAAGGTTTGGTTGCTCAAGATATTGCAACATTACAAAAAAGTTTAAATTCTAATAAAAATAATAAAGTAATTACAGAACAAGTTAATGCATTATTAAAAGAAAAATTAGCATTACAAGATGATGTAAATGTTGCTCTTGCTCAAGAAAGAAAAAATTTAAATGATATTCGTAGCGATATTGCAGACAAAATTATTGAAGCAGAGAAAAAATATTATGAGCAAAAAAGAGATTCTGAATTAAAAGCAATTGATGATTCAATTGAAGCATATGAGAAAGAATACACTATTAAGATGAAAGGTTATGATGACCAACTTAAAGCTATTGACGATATCTATAATGCTCAATTGAAAAGTATTCGTGATACAAAAGATAAAGATGATTATAATCGTAATCTACAAAAATCACAAGATGAAGCACAAGCTATCCAAAATAAAATAAATGCTCTATCATTAGATGACTCTATGGAAGCAAAAGCTAAAAAAGAGGAACTTGCTAAACAATTAGCAGATAAGCAAATGGAAATAGAAGATATGGTAAGAGAACACAATTACCAACTTCAAGAAAATGCTATCAATGATAGTAAGGATGCAGATGAAAAAGCACTTCAAGGTAAAAAAGATGCTCTAGATAAAGAGAAAGATGAATTTGAACAATCACAAGACGATAAGCGTAAAGCAATTGAAAAAATGTATGATGACATTTTAAATAATGAATTATTTTGGAAACAAAAACATGATAATATTGTACAAGGTGCTTTAAGTGATGATATTAGTAAAATGCAAGAATTCGTCAAAGATGTTCAAGGTCATATGGAGAATCTTGGAACAGTTATTCAAAATAACTTAGTTGCTAATTTGACAGACGCTTTTAATCTATTAAAACAAATTAGTGATATTCCATTACCATCATTATCAGATTATACAGATAGTGACTACACTCACTCTCAAATTAAAGATAATGTTGTCTCTGCTAAAGACAGAGGTGGAACTATAAATAAATCGGCTTATGTTAGTTTGGATACAGGTGGTCATACAGGAAACTTTGATGGTGGTAAATTAGCACTTCTCCATGAAAAAGAGTTAGTCCTTAACAAAATGGATACTTCAAACATCTTGACAGTTGTTTCTATGGTTCGTGATTTATTTAGTGGTAAAGCAACTCAAAACAATAATCCTTCTTCTTCTGATAACAGACCAATACAAATTATCATTGATAAAATGTATGGAACACAGAAAGATATCGACAACACATTGGATTTAATGGAAAAAGGATTGAAGTCTAGAGGATTGGTTAAATAAAGAGATGGAGTATTCCATCTCTTTTATTATATTAAGAAAGGAGTAGATTATATGATTGAAAATTTAGATTTTTACTATGATGGTATATCATCTATTGATATGGGTTTAATCAATGTTCAAACTGATAGTGGATTATTTAAAGAACAATTACTACCAAACAGAAATATTGAAGAGGTCAAAATTCGTGGAAATGATAAGCCATATTTTCAAGATTTAACCTTTGAACCTTTAGAATTTAGTTTAACATTTGGTTTTTCAGAATCATTTGACACAGATAAACTGCGTTCAGTAGCGAGATGGTTAAATCAAGATTACTATAAGCCATTTTATTTTTCAGATAGAATAGATAGAATTTTTTATTGTATGCCAGTTGGTGAAACAATGTTAAACCATAATGGTTTAGGAGAAGGATATGTGACATTAAAAATGAGATGTGATGGAGCATATTCATATACCAATATGTTTGAAACTCCTACTTATAACTCAACATCTACAACAACATATACTGATATTGTTTTTGATAATATTGGAGATACAATTGTTTATCCTACTTTATTCATAGAAAAGGTAGGCACAGGAGATGTGGAAATTTTCAATACAACAACAGGAGAAACGATGCTAATTACAGGATTAGCAGATGGTGAAAATTTGGTAGTAGATTCAGAGAAAGAGTCTATTACAACAGATATTCCAATGACATACAGATATTCAAATTTTAACGACAATTATATATACCTAACAACAGGAACTAACAACCTAAGACTAAAAGGAGTATATAATCTATATATTAGATATTACTTTAAAATATTAGGTTAGGAGTGTTTAATTTGGCTTCTCACAGTAATTATAATCCAATTATAGTGCAACATAGAAGCGTAGCAATTGACATCACAGAAAATTTAGTTGTTCATAATAGTAAAGCAATTTTAACAGAAATTGCAGACAAATTTTATAAAGTTTCAGTCAATTTATTTACCGAAGTTGAGCAAATAGAACATGGTGTAACACCTACTTTATTATCCAATCAATTTTGGGTAGATTATCAAATGGGAGTAATTAATTTTCATTCATCTATTGCAGATGGAACAACTGTTACTGCTACCTATAAAGGTAGAGGGTTAGTTCAATATCCTGCACAACGTATTTATTATCAAGATGGAGACATAATTAAGAGTTTAACAGATATTATAAATCAGAGTAGTACAGGTGGTGGAAATGGAACTGTTACATGGGAAAGTATAACAGGGAAACCAACAACATTTTATACTCATCCATCAACCCATCCTGCAACAATGATTACAGAAGATTCAACCCATAGATGGACAACAGATGTAGAAAAATCGAATTGGAATGGTAAAGCTAATGCAAGTCATACTCATACAATTACAGATGTAACAGGATTGCAAAATGCATTGGATGGAAAAGCAAGTTCATCTCATGCACATACGTTGTCAAATATCACAGACATTGATTTGACAGGTAATACAGATGGATATGTATTGACTTACGAATTGGCAAGTGGAAAATTCAAACCAAAACAACCTGCTAGTGGTGGCGGTAGTAGTAGCACAGGTTCTACATCATATCTATTAGAATTGACTAGATGGAATGTTAAAAATGATGGAACAAGTGCTACAACAACATCTCAAGGAATTAATGATGCTATGGCTTGGGCAGTATCAAATGGATATACTGAAATCGTTTTGCCCAAAGGTACATATTTAATTGATGAAACAAAGCCAATTGAACCACAAAGCTATTTAACATTGAATTTAAATGGTTCTACGTTAAAAATAAGAGCAAATGGACTTCAAGGATATTCCGTTATTAGTTTTGATAAAAACCAAATTTATTCAAGAATTACCAATGGTATTATCTTGGGCGATAGAGACACACATGATTATTCTAGTGGCGGTACATTTGAAGGTGGGTATGGTATTCAAGTTGGAAGTTTTAATCCTCCTGCAAACGGTGGATGTAATACTAGATATATTATATTAGATAATCTAGACATCAATGGTTTTACAGGTGATTCAATTACCTTAAATAGTGATTTTGGTCAAATTTCACCTTTACCATCTACATTAGCAAGTTCATGGCAACAAGGAGATATTGATACAACCACAGGTGCATTAGTAAGTAGTACTAGTAAAATTCGTTCAACATTGAATATAAGTATGACACAATCTGCAATTGTTAAATATGGTTATTTTGGACTATATGGAGATGGATATGGTGCATTAGGTAGCGATATTGTATGTGATTACTATAATGTGTATTTTTATCGTGTTGATAACTCATTTATTTCAAGCGTTACATTGGTCAATTTCTTTGATGAGGTAGAAGTACCTAGTGGTTCATCATATGCAAAAGTAGTACTTCATCAATCAACTGTACCTGTTTCTGCAAACACTTCAATCAATGTTCGTGTCGCAACATTCCCACGCTTTGTTTATATTGAGAAGTGTAATATACACCATAATAGACGACAAGGGATAAGTGTTTGTGGAGCAAAAAATGTTTATATTCAAGATAATGAGATTCATCATATTGGTGGAACAACAAACTTGACAGGTACAGACCCAATGGGTGGTATTGATGTTGAAGATGGATATGACCTAAACCAATTCATACATATTGATAAAAACAATTTCCATGACAATGAGAAGTACAATATTATTGTTGTAAACGGAAAAGGTATTTATATTACTAATAATACATTATTAAAAATTAATAATCAAAATATGGTAAGTCTAGCAATCAATGGTGGAGTAGACCGTTCTGTTATTTCAAATAATATTATTCGTCATGGACAGGTCGGGATAGGTGGAGAATGTCAATTTGTAAATAATCATGTATACGGAACACAAGTAAACTTTACTTCTGTTTATGCTACTAGACCGATTAACGTTGTAGGGAATACATTCTACAACTGTAAGACAGTAATTGACACACCTTATGCTTATTTAAATACGATTTCTGATTGTCGTTTTATCAATGATTATGACAAGTTAAATTCAACATCAAACTATCAATGGACTATTGAATATAAAAATCAACCTCAACGTTTTTCAAACTGTACGTTTGAAGGTTCAGATGTTGCTTATTTCAGTTCTGTTCCAACTACTGCAACGAAACAAAACTGGATATTTGAAAATTGTTTATTTAAAGGAATTGCTTTACCGATGTTAGGTCGTATTGTCAATTGCGTTGGGGATGGAGCAAGTATCTTTTCCGCTTACTCATCAAGCACAGGAACGACAACCGATGTATTGGAATTAATCAATTGTAAATTCACAAGTACCGACTCGTTTAATACAGTTTTTACAGTAAGTGGATTAAAATCATTCCGCATGGAAAACTGTTACTTTGAGAAAACTTCGGGTTGGTTAATGAGTATACAAAATATCACCCAAGATGTTGTGATTAAAAACAATGTGTTCAGAGTTGTAAATGATGCGTTTGGTCGAACAATGTTAACATTTACTTCTGCTTTTACAGGTACAGACATTGTAGTTACAGGCAATTTCTTTACTTCTGTTAATCAAATGCAATCAATCGACAATCAAACGACAAACAACCCAAAATTCATTATCAAAGATAATGTAATGAAAAAAGCAAGTATCATTTTTAATGGAACTGAAACATTAAAGAACAATGCAATTGATGGAGTAATTGACCCATATTTTAATGTTACAACAGACCCTAGTTCATTAAAATATGTAAAAGGACAAGTATTGTATAATTCAAATCCTGCAAGTGGTGGATATTTAGGATGGGTATGTACAACTAGTGGTACTGCTAATAAATCTGCTTGGGCAGGAACAACATCTTACACAGTCAACACATTGGTAAATGCAAACGGTAAAGTATATAAATGTACGGTTGCAGGAACAAGTGGTTCAACTGCCCCATCGCATACAACAGGTACTGCAACTGATGGAACAGTTACTTGGCAATATATTGATGTGTTGGCAGTGTTTAAGCAATTTGGTTTAATTAATTAGTAATCAGTGAACAAATACAATAAATAATCAATATATAAAGTGAGAGATGTTATTCTCTCACTTTTATTTTTTTTATAACAAAGGGGGAAAGTAAATGGCATTAGATACACAATATGGGTCTTTGATTATTCAAAAGCGTGATGTTGCTATTGATATGGTTGAAGATTTAAAAATTATTAATCATAGATTAGTATTGACAGAGATTCCAAACTCCCTATATAAAGTAAATATTACAAATTATGTAGAGAAAGATTATAACGGATATAAACTCGGAACAAAATTAAATAATAATGAATTTGTTGTTGACTATGGGCTAGGAATTGTTATTTTTGCCGACACAGTATTAGATAATACATCTGTCCATGTTGTTTATAAAGGTATGGGATATATTCAATATCCTGCTTCTAGGATTTATTACCACAATGAACAACAAGATACAATTGATAATCTACAAGATATTATCAACGAAAGTATTCCTGCGGTTCAGACTGTTAATGATTTAACTGCTAAAATAACAGAAGGTAATACTTTAAAAACAAATTTAGAAAATGATATTGCTAGTGGTAATACTGTTAAGTCAAATCTAGACTCAAGCATTACTACTGCAAATTCTACAAAAACTGCATTAGATACTAGTAATACCAATGCAAATAATACTAAAATTAATTTAGACACTAGTAATAGTACCGCAGTTACAACAAAGACAAATTTAGATAATACTATTTCAACTGCCAATACTACTAAAACTAATTTAGACAATAGTATTAGTACAGGAAATACATTAAAAACAAATTTAGATACGTCTAATACAAATGCAACTAATACGAAAACAGGATTAGACACTAGTATTTCAAGTGCAAACACTAGTAAAACAAATCTTGATGGTAGTATTACAAGTGGAAACACTCTTAAAACAAACCTTGATACTAGTATAACAAATGCAACAAATATTAACAATACTTTAGGTGTAACAATTACAAATGGTCAAACAAAAATTGATACAATTGATAATTTTAAGCACTTAGGTACTTATGTCGGTGCAACCGCTTATGTACCTAGAAATATGGTGGAATATAATGGTAGTACATATGTTTGTATTTTAAATAGTACAGGCAATTTACCAACAAACACAACTTATTGGAAACTATTTGCTTCAAAAGGTACAGATGGAGCAGGTAATGTTTTAAGTGTCAATGGATATACAGGAACAGTTGTTTTAAATGCAGGTGATGTTGGAGCAATAAGTTCAACTATTCCTACTGTAAGTGGAGATTTAAATACCTATGTAACAACAGGTATGTATTATGTTCCTACAAGTACAACAAATGCACCAACTACTAGTGCATACAATTTAATAGTAATAAGCAATGGAACAAATGTTACTCAAATTGCACATTTACTAGGAACAAGTAACTATGGTGTTCAAACAAGAAGTAGTGCCAATAATGGTTCAACATGGAATAGTTGGGTAAGAGAAATAGTGGCATCAGATTTTACATCAACACCTTCAAGTAGCACGACAACTGGATTGACTCCAAACTGGGCATATCAATTAGGATTTTTTGATAGTTCATATACAATTTCAACCAATAATGGTGCGGTAGATTTAAACACAACGTATGCCAATACTGTATTTAGAAATCTAACAGGAACATTAACAAATGCACCTAGTGGAGTTACAACTAATGTATTGTTTATACAATATCGTTTAATTGGAACAACAGATTATATTCAACATTTATGGACAAATGAAGCAAATCCTAGATATTTTACAAGAGCGAAAACAGGGAATGTTTGGGGAAATTGGATGCAACAAAATGACTTTAACTCGCTTGCAAATAAGCCAACAACATTGAGTGGTTATGGTATCACAGATGCTCTAAGTACAAGTGGTGGAACAATTAGTGGTCTTTTAACACTATCAAGTACTTTGACCCTATCAAATACTAATATTTCATATACAGATGGAACAACTGGATTTAATGTTATGAGATTTAAGAATGGTAACTCTAATGGTCATGCAGTAGGTATTGGTGCAGGTGGTTCAACATTAATTGGTGGGGGAGAATCTGTTGCAACCGTTATGAATGATGCAACAAATGGTATTACAGATGCAACAAAAGAAACATTATATTTAACTTCTGATGATGATGTGCAAATATGGACAAATATACAAGCAGGTATCACTTCGGCAAAAAAGAGTTATTTTGATAAATTAGGTAATTTAGTTGTAAATAATACTATATCAGAAGGTGGAACATTATTATCTAGTAAATATCAACCTAAATATACAACAGGTACTTCCGCACCTTCGGTAACACCTACTTCCGTTGGATTAATTTATATTGATACAACAAATCAAAAAGCGTATATATCAACGGGTACAAGTGTCGTTTCTGATTGGGAACAACTAGACCAAGTGGATTGGACAAATATCTTAAATAAACCATCAACATTCACTCCTTCTGCTCATACACATGTTGTTGCAGATATTACAGATTTATCGACAAATTATTACAATAAAACACAAGTTGATGCGAAAGTTCCATCAAATAAGATTACTGTTAGTTCAACTCAACCATCATCACCTGCCCTAAATGATATATGGATACAGGTATAAAGGAGGTAATTAAAGATGACTATTTACCTCTCGATGAATGGAACAAGTGATTATCTTCAATTACCATCTATGACAATGAAAAAGTTTGTTATAGATGCGTATTGGGAGTTACCAATAACTGACTATCACATTCTCTTAGATACGAGAATAGGAGAAACAAACGGTTATATCTATGCAATGAAAGATGGTTCATTAATTACCGCAGGAGCAACCTTTTCTGTATCACCTACAATAGCATTTAATAGTAGACAAACAATCACATTTAATGCAGTTAATAATATTGATGGTAATGGCAATTTTACAGATAATCCAACTATATTCGCTAATAATACAGGTGGAGAAAACTACAAGGGTAAAATTTATAGTATCAAGTGTTATAACGCTAATAACGTTTTAATTGCTAATTATGATATGTCAACAGGCACAGTACAAGACCAAAGTGGCAACGGAAATCATGCAACATTAAACGGTGGAGCGTGGCTTGATTCAAATAGAATTGTTGTCGTATCTGACTCATTTAATCGAACTGCTAATGCTACAAGTTTAGGTTCAACTGATAGTGTATATGGTGGAACATCTAAAGCATGGCAAATTTCTCCATCAAGCGGTGGAACAGTATATGGAATTGACTCAAGTGGTCAAGCATATGCTTCAACTCCAAGTGGAACTAGAACAATTGCAACAGTAGATACAGGAGTTTCAGATGGACAAGTATCTTTAAGAATATCTACCTATGATTCTTCTAATAAACCAAAACTTGTTTTAAGAGCAACAGATGAAAACAATATGCTTTTATTAGGCACAACAGGAAATATGATTGAATTTTACTCATATCAAAATGGAACAATTGTAAGTTTTTGGGATTCTCCATCAACAACAGGAGAGACAATTGCAAATGGAGATATTTTATCTGTTAAGATGGAAGGTTCAACAATTAGTTTATATAAAAATGGAGTGTTGTTGACAAGTCCATTAACAGTAACATTCAATCAAACTGCTACAAAATTTGGTATTAATATGTACAATTATGGATTGGCTAGAGTTGATAATTTCATATTTGAAAAATTCCCATCTCCAAAATCATTTCAAGTTTGGAATGGAACTAGTCTTACAAACGTTTCATTATCATCTATTAAATCTTGGAATGGAACATCTTTTGTTCCTGTATTGGCAGTAAAGGTATGGGATGGAAATGCATGGGTAGATGTAATTGTCAATAGTAATTCAATTGGAAATCTAGATTATTGGATTAAGAGTCCATTCAAACTTCCAAATCTTGATACATTATAAAATAATAACAACTTCAAAGAGTAGCAGATTGCTACTCTTTTTAATTTTAATAGAAAAGGGGAATTTTAAATGAATGTAGGAACATCTAATTATAGAAAATTATATAGTGGACAACCATCAACATCTGCAACAACTTTATATACTGCACCTGCAAATACAACACCACAACCTTCACCATACGTAACTGCGGTCATTAAAGAAATTTGGTTGGTAAATACAACTTCAACTGCTCAAACAGTTACAATTGGAATTAATGGAACAAGTGCGGTGAATCAAATTATTCCTGCTCAAACGATTCAACCAAATACCGCAGTACCAATTTCTGATATTAACAAAGCATTAAGTGGGGGAGACACTATACAAGCACTTCAAAGTGTTGCAGGTGCGATTACAGTTCATATAGATGGAATTGAGGTGCAATAATATATGGCAATTAAATCGTTAAATGGTAACGATAGAATGATAGATTTAAGTGGGGGTGATATGCTCACTCCTAGTTATAAAAATGTTCTAGTGAATAATTATAACTCTAATATATTAGATATAAAGAATCAACTAGGATATTGGTATACACAAGGAACTATTACTAGAAGTGCAGTTAGTGTTATCAATAGTGCATTAGATACAAGTGGTAATGGTGGTAGAAAAGTTGTCAGATTAGACAATGGTTGGATAGTTCTTGGAGTATTAGATACTAGTGGATTAAAATATGTGCTATATTATAGCACAGATTTTGGAGCAACTTGGCAAGTATTTTGGACAGGTTCTTCGCAAACTAGTGTGCAATCTATATCTTTAGCAACTAATGGAACATATATTTATTTATTATTTTCATATAATAATGCAAATATTATGTGTGCAGTATTTAACCAATCAAAATCAGTAATTCAAGCACCAAATATTGAAACAGGGCAAACCGCATTAGGCGGAAGTTCAATGACATATAATCCTAGTGATAAAACCCTTCATTGTGCATGGGCGAGTATAAACAGTACCTATCCGAACTCATACAACATTCGTTATGCAAAAGGAACGATTGCAAATGATGGTAGTGTGACATGGGGTACGGTGACACAAGTAACAACTGCTAGTACGACAGGTTCGGATAGTAAAAATCCTTCTGTTGTAATGAGTGGCACAAATCCGTTGATTATCTATTCTTTTGGTACGAGTTCAAGTAGTAACCAACAAATCAAATGTTACAACGTAACGAATAGTACAACTACGAATGTTTATTCTGTGACTTCAACTGTGTATTTACAATTCTCCCCATCCGCAACAGTCGATGGTACAGGTGCGATTCATGTGGTGTGGTATGGTTACGATGCTACGGATACCGCAGTTTATAATGTTCGCTATAGCAAATCAACAGATGGCGGTGCAACTTGGTCTGCGATGACGAAGTTGACAAGTGGTAATACGTATCATCAAGCATACCCTAGTATCACTTATGACCAAAATAATAACATATATGTTTATTTTTCAGGTCGAGGTTCAAGTAATACGGATTCTTATAGAATTAGAAGTATTATATATAACGGTTCTTGGGGTTCTATAACAGACATTACATCTAACACAACAGGTCAAGCGAATATGGTTTATGTTTCCTTATGCGACAACATCCGTACATTCACATCACCGTTAGTCACATGGCAAGACAACGTATCACCATCCGTTAAATTTAGTGGTACATGGACAGACATAACTGCACAAGGTACAAAATCTTCAATAGTTGATAATAATACTTTATTTAATAAATTGTCAACTATGGCTAGTGATAGTTTAACAGAAACACAGAAAACTAGTTTAATGAATACATTGAATGGATATATTAATGGTGATATTCAAAATCAATGGGGATACTCTCCTACTTATGGCACAACAACAAATCCATCAAGAACTAATATAAATATCGTAGCAAGTGCAAATGATGTTTCAAAAGGCGGTCATAAAACATCTACTCGTCTGAAAGATGGTACATTAATTTCCATTTCAAAAAGTGGATTAAATATATTAATGTATAAGAGTACAGACAATGGTAATACATGGTCGTTATTAAAAACCATAACTGCTACAAGTAGTTTACAAGATGCTTCTGTGACAACAAATGGTAAGTATATTTATTTATTAAGGGCGGAACAGACTACTTCTGTTTTCTTAAATGCTTACGATGTAACTGGAACATTAATTGGTGGTGCAGGTAAAACGATTGATAGTTTGCAATCACAAATTAGTGAAATTACGATTACCTACAATCCATATGATAAAACACTTCATATGGTATCTATAACTAAGAACTCGACATATACAGGTTCTTGGAATCTTCGATATTCAAATGTTTCGGTTAATTCAATAGATGGTAGTTTAGGCACACCTTCTACTGTAACTCAACTTACAACCGATAATAGTGCAGGTGGTATAGATTGGTTCACTCCATGTATTATCATACGTAAAGATGGCACACCTTTTATTGTGGCAACTCAAAGTTATTACACAAGTGGCAATGGTAATGCTATTTGGGGTTATTATCTAAATGGTAGTTCATGGTTAAGGTATCAAATTAATAGTGGTGGTTGGGATGCTCGATATAGTTCACATGCAACAGTAGATTCAAGTGGAACAATTCACGTAGCATTTGCAGGTTATGATACAACGGATACAACATGGTCAAATATTCGATATACAAAATCAACAGATAATGGTGTCACATGGTCTGCAATGGTAAAACTAACAAGTGGGAATACTTATGGACAGTATAACCCTATTATTAAGACAGACCAAAATAATAATATATATATCTATTGGGAAGGTACAACTGCTTCAAGTAATGGTAAATATAATATTCGTTCGATTATTTATAATGGCTCTTCGTGGGGTTCAATTAATGAAATAACTACATCAACAACTGCCGATATACGTTATCCTAATTTTGTAGAAGGAATTGACACCTTTACATCACCGCCTGTTATATGGACAGACAATGTAAGTCCTTCTGTTAAATTTAATGGTTCGTGGACAGATAAACCAATTACAAATGAGGTATTATCCATTAGTGCAGTAAGTAATAAAGTATTAATAGATGGTATAATTGCAAAAGGAATTGGCAAGCGATATGCTTCGGGTACAGTAACAAGTAGCAGTTCTACGCAAACATTTACTGCGGTAGATGGAGCAACTACGTATCTTAGACCATATGTAACAATAACAGGATTATCTTTTAAACCATCACGTATTGTGCTATTTGAAACACTAAATCCAACATTGGTTTTATATTCAGAAGATATGGATGGAAACTATGGGAAAACCGTTAAACATTCACTATTTTATAATCAAAATTCTAATTCAACATCATACACTTATAATTACAGAGGGGATGTTGCACCTGTTAGTGTAATAAACGGAAGTTTCACATTACCTGTATATCAGAGTAGTAGAGTTCATACATGGATAGCTTATGAATAAGAAAGGGGAAAAATAATGAATATCGGTAGAAGAATATATTTTGAATTATCGACAGGTAGTGTAATTTTAGATAAAGGTGAAATGCAAGGCTCAATCGTTCCCACAACGATTGAGCAAGACATTGAAAATTACATAGTCTTACAAGAAAGAGTAAGAGAATCATATGATTATATTGAATTGCCATATGGTCAATATGCTCAAGA